GTTGTATTCATTAGATATTATCCAGTTTTATTATAATTATATTACAATTTCCCCTTGTCTTTTATATCATCATTACACGCAAAGATGGTGAGAACAAAACAGGAACTTTGATGAGAACAAACCCAGCACAAAGATGAATTTTTCATCCAGAACAAACCCAGAACAAACCACCCAAAATCGCTGGAATATTAGTATATAAACCTTTTACGAAGTAAAAGGTATTATATACTTATAACGCCTCAAATCGACCATCAACCAACCACCAGCCATGAGGTACAAATCATGACGCAAAACCAAAAAAGAGTTTTTGAATTATCCGATAACACAAACCAGCGTGAACAAAACGCTGAACAAAATTTATCGGATTATGAGCTGGAACAAGCTCTGGAAAATTGGAATATCCAGAGACAAAATGCTCAAGAATATTAGTATAATATATACCCCTTTAGGGGTATATTATATTATACTTATAAACGCCTAAAAAGCTTGCTGGCAAGTAAGCCGTTATTAAAACGAAAATAGGGCTTGCCATGTTATCCTAGGTATGATATCAAACTACCTATCAATCTAAAAACCTGTCCAGAAAGGGACTAAAAACCATGTTCAAAAAACACCAAACCAAAATCTCAAAATGGGCTTTGCGTTCAGTAGACAATACCGCAAAGGTTTGTTTGTTGGTATCTGCAACAATACAAACTCAAACCCCTAGGGTATTTGACGAATATCGAGATATCCTAGACAAGGGCAAAGCTTCCCCTTATTGCTGGGGAATGAAAGAAAAGACATGGGATTATGTCCAGCAAAACAAAAAACAGATATATCGTATCTTGAAAGATACCAAACTGGGCAAGGTAAAGCTTGTTGATTGTCTTGTTGAATTATCCCGAATGGATGGAATAGGGCTAGCAAAGGCTGGGTTTATCATGCAATTATGCATCGGTGAAGTAGGATGCATGGATACCCACAATCTGCAAAGATTTGGATTAGATGCAAAAACTTTCAAATTCGGAAAGACTGCAAGCGATAAGCTTAGACGAATGAAGGCTGAGTTATATATCCAAGCTTGCAATCAACAAGGTGGATGCGAATATCTATGGGATAGCTGGTGCGAATTGATAGGCACTGAAAAATTCCCAGAATTGTATGGTACAGGCGAAGCGGTATCGAAGCTTCACTGTGAATGGCTAGGCATCAAAGCATAGGAGAATTAATGATGCAATCAAGAAACTTAGAAACACCTACAGGCTATCTCTTAACTGAAAAGCTAAAAGAGATTAACGAAAAATTTAATACAGATTTTTATCTGGAAGTTACAGACGCAGAACCTATGTTTGAGGATTGGCTATACTGTCTCAAAGTAGGGGAAAGACCAGTGACAGATGAATGGGATGGACAGGAAATGTTCGCCTTCCTGACGGGCTTCTATCATGGTGCATTGGTAGGAAAGGCTAAACACTATGTCTAATGGAAAAATCAAATTCAAAAAGATTTATCGTTCCAAAAACCATAAGGTGGAACGTAGAAGACAGGCTAAGCAAAAACAAAAGCTAGTCTGGACAACACTAACTGCAAATTCATAGGAGAAATAATCATGCAGGTAGATACTAAAATTGTGGCAGTTGATACACAGGACAACATCAGCATCTTTGCAAACGTATCGGTGACAGACGTACAGGTACGCAGAATGGACAAGAAAAACCGCCATAAAAAGAATGGCACGTTCCATAATAACAAGGGCTATATTGTGGTAGGACGTAGCCCTTACAATGGGCAGTTTGTCTCACTAAAAAAGTAAATTGTAAATCTAAGATGGGTGTGATAGACTGCACCCATCTTTAACCCTTAGGAGAATTTCAAATGTCTAATCATACATATTTATTTTCAGTAGGTGGCGTAGCCTTTTATGAACATGGGAAATATGGCGATGAGCACAGCCTAGTAGCAAAGGTAAATGGTAAATTTATAGACACCGATTTCTGGGATAAGCCAGATAGTTTTGAGGTGGCAGATTGGTTAGAAAGTGAGATGGAATAATGGCTAGAGAATATGAGGGATATCCAAGCTGGAATAGCTGGAATGTAAGCTTGTGGATTAATAATGACTATGACCTTTACAGTTTGTCCTATGACATGGTGCAAAAGCATGGCATGAAGACTGCCATTCGTATCCTGTCAGAAGGATGGGAAGGAAAGAAAACGCCTGATGGGGGAGTGTTTAACAAAAGAGCAATATCATTGGCATTGGAAGGTATGGACGAATGAACGAATTATTCTTGGTAAATATGAAGCATATAAACAACGATAACTGGGAGTGTTTTCGTGCTACCCATAGCCTTGCTTCAGCACATGACATGGCAAAAGAAATAAGAGAGGGTGGACATCAGGTGAATGTTCAATCAATACTTATAGATGAAGAAGGGAAGGTAAAAGTATAATGGAAGAAGAAAACAAGTATGAAGATTTGACATTTGAACTATCAAACTATACTGTAGATGGGGAGCATGTCTATCATGTCTCAACACAGGATGGTGAACTACTAGCAGTAATTGACAAGCCACAAGATTGGGGAATGGACGAATGAGCTATGACATGAGCACAACACTTAAAATATTAAAGTTAAGACAGAAACAAACTTACCTAAATGGTTTGATAGATGGCATGGAAGAATTGGAAAAACATCTGAACAAACATTATCTATCAGATAGTGAGGCTGACAGCGATTTTAGTACTATGCTATATGTAGCTAATGACGAACTATTTAGTAATTATATCTATAGAGTTGAAGAAATAGATAGAGAAATTGAAGAGCTAGAAAAGGAAGAAGCAAATGTCTAAGACAAGCCAGATTATTATTCGTAACAGCAAAGGTCAGCTATTGTCTATCGTACAGGCAAAGGGTGGTGGCTATGGTATCATGGGGAATGTAAACTCAGGACAGGTAGAGGCTGCAAGTCTTAGCCCCTTGGCTGATGCACCAGATGGATATCTAAATGCAAAAGACTTGGCAGATGTCTTGTTACACTTTGAGGAGCATGGCACAAACCCTGCTCAGTCTGATTATGAGGAAGACATGAAAGACATTTACTATGGGGAATGGGATTTGTTGAAATGAGCAATCACGAAAATGACATTATAAAAGAAGGTATCATGGAAGATGTATATGATATGTCTGTAGACGAACTGGCTTGTAAGTTGATGTACTTTGATAAGGTAGCTTATGAAAATCTGATACCCATGCTAGAAAATTTAGTACAGGATTTGTTTGAAGAAAGGGCAGAATAAAATGGAACTTCCAAAGATAAGAACCAATGAGATAAACGGCTGGAACTATTCCTGCTTTCCGCATAATGGAATACTTGGGGAGAAATATACTTTCCAAGAGTTATTCAATATGATAAAGGTACTATTCCTAGATATCAAGGAAGGTATTGAAGTGGAAGACATCCTGACCTATTACAATGATGGTATGGATTTTATGTCTAACACAAGAGCCAAGCCAGAAGAACATGGCATAGAGGTAAAATGGAGATATAAGAATGACTAAAAGACTAGCCTTAACAGGATATGAAAGAGGATATTTGACTGCCTACTATGACACAGTAGTATTTGATGCTATGGCAGATTGTTGTGACGAAGATTGGTTTGGCGTTCAGATAGGTGACAGAATGTTTGACTTAAACGCATGGGTAGATGAAGATACAGGTAATTTTGTATGCACAGTCTATGAGTGTGATTGGATTAATGATAACTGGCAGACTAACTGCGACTATAGCTGGACATTGACAGAGGAGAATGAAGATGTTTGATAAAGATGAATTAGTAGCTCTTGTAGAAAGAGACATGAAGGGGTGGACACATGAGGACATTGTTCACTACGTAGGAAAGCTACTTAACATAGCAAGTCAGTATGACTCACAGATAAGAGATAGTTTATCCACGGATATTCAGGAGATGAAGGAGAATGAAGATGACTAAGTTTGACCCAAACAAATCATACAGCATAGGTGTGTGGGATATGACCTTTTATGTGGTTGATGAAAATGGCAACCATGTACTTAATGAACAAGGTGAGATTGCTGTATTCCATGCACCAAACATTGACTATTCATACATGGCTGATGGTCTTGACGTAGATGACTTAGAGGAGAATGAAGATGCCTAAGTACAAAGTAATAGCAACAGAATACATATTTAAGGATGCTCTTATTGAAGCAGATAGTGAAGAAGAAGCAATCGCCAAAGCCGAAGAAGATGGTGTGGATTGGATAACAGTCGGTGGTGATTGGGAAATACATGAAGATATGACATTTGAGGAGAATGAAGATGCCTAATAAATTTGCAAAGACAAGAGACATTGAGAAGCCCTACGCAACCTATCGTGTAGAAAATCCTAGCAATGGTATGTACTTTGAATGGAAAGTATTGAAGGCATGGCAGGGCAGGGAAGCAGAGAAGAAGAAGCCCTATGGCAGATGGTTCTGTGCAGTCAAATCACCTATGACCTATGGCTCATGGGAAAGAGGTGATGTGTATGCAAATGAAATACTAGAATTAAATCCACAACTAATCCAAGCAGACCCTGAATGGGTAGAAAGAATGGAAAGCTAAATGGAAAAGAAAAAATATGAAATCATTGCCCATGAGGTAGTGGAGCACATCTACATCATAGAAGCAGAAGATGCAGATGAAGCTATTGACATGGTACAGGAAGAAGATTATGATGCTGTCCATGTAGAAAGTGTAATGAAAATGATAGACGAAGTTAAGGAGATTAAATATGTCTAACAAAAAGCCACAGTATGAACCAAGAAATGTAATGGTATCCGCATCAGATTTGTCTACCATTGTTGCCCACCATTGGGAGCTAGTAAACAAGCTAGAGGAAGATGGCTTTGAATACATTGCCGAAGCGGTGAGAGATGTAGGTCAAAGATTTGAACAGAAGCTATACAAGTCTGGGTTCTGGTGTCAATGACTATAAACATAGAGCTACTAATATACATAGTAACATTTATGTGTGTTATAAAATTTATGCTACATGGGGATGAAGATTAACTATGGCAACAGAACTTTTCACCTTATTCCTATTGATATCTTATATCTTAGGATGTATAATAATTTTAATCTTATTATTACTAACAGAGGATTAGAATGTTAGAAACTATAATAGCTATAGAAGTAGTAGTATTAATACTAGTAATACTTAGTCACTAAGAAAAGGAGTAATAGTTATGAGTGACAATCTTTGGAATAAAGACAGAAAGAAATTGTTTAGAGAATTATACCACCAATATTTAGATGAGGGCTACGAGAACAAAGAAGCAAAGAAGCTTGCTAAAGAAGAGGCAGAAGAAATGATTGCCGAATCAGAAGACTTTGCTATGAGCCTTGCCTATGAGGAGTTTGGCGATGACTAACTTGGTAGAGGACATAGTAGGTGAGAATGGAAAGGAAGCCACCATCTACGAGTTTGAAGAGAGCTATGAGGTTCTCTTGGCAGAAGGTGGAGAGATAAAACACAGAACTTTTTTTCCACTGAATGAATTTGGTTTAGAATTAGCAAGAGATTGGTGTAACCGTTGGGCGAAAGGAATTAATTACAATGACAATAACTCTGAATGAATATCAAGAATTAGCAATGAAGACTGCAATCTTTCCAGAGAGTGCTAAGTATTCTTATCCTGCTCTTGGTCTGGCTGGTGAAGCTGGCGAGGTAGCTAACAAAGCAAAGAAACTAATTCGTGATGGTGCAACACCAGAAGAGTTAGAAGAAAAACTGCTGGACATTGCAGACGAACTTGGTGATGTCTTGTGGTACATTGCAGCAATGGCAGATGCATGTGGTGTGTCTCTTGAACATATTGCAAAGGCAAATCTACACAAGCTTGCAGACAGGGCAGTACGTGGTAAACTAGGTGGAGAAGGAGATAACAGATGACAGAAAAATCTTTTGAAGATATGACACAAGAAGAACGCATCCAGTATTGGAATGATAAAAGTGAAGAAGAAAAGATAAAGAGGTCAGATTCTGTAGATGGATTACAGCCTGAACAAAAAGAATCTTTGCGAGAATTGCACAAGACTTTGGACACAGTGTTAGATACTGCTCTTTATCCTGACATGGGTGGCATTAAGATGGTGACTGCTTATGAGTTACAGGAACTTTCCGATGCCTTTGATACGTTCCAGTTTCAGTTTAATATGAGAGGACATTAATTATGATTGATGTCTATATTACAACGGGGTTCGATGATAAGGTAGTAACTACAATACCTTACAACGAGTTAGAAGATTGGTTGATAAACAGAGAAACCTTGTGTAAAGCAATGGGGTATACAACAAAACGAACAAATCGTTTGCTGCATGTGCTTGACAATGGCAGATTAGATACAGTATACTTCACCAGAAATTAAACAGGAGAAGAGATGGAACACACAGATTCAAAAGAAGTTTCCAGAGGAAGTTGCGAAGCTTGCGGCTCGTCAGACGCAAACATTTCTTACTCAGATGGACACACCTATTGTTTCTCATGCACAGCATATACGAAAGGGGATACAGAAGATATGCAGTACACAAAGCCAGCACCTATACAAGGTGTATATCACAATCAATTCACAGACGGTCAGGTAACAGGACTTGCAGACAGAAAGATTAGTCAACAGACTTGTCAATTCTTTGGCGTAAAGACTGTCTCTTCCGGTGACCAGATTGTAAAACATATCTATCCATACTATGACGAATCGGGTGCTCACGTAGCCAACAAGGTACGTCAGGTACAAAACAAGGGCTTCATATCAGAAGGTCAGCTACCAAAGGCAAAGCTGTTTGGTCAGAACAAGTTTGGTCAGAAGGGTAAGTTTATTACCGTCTGTGAAGGTGAGCTTGATGCCATGTCTGCCTATGAGTTGATGGGTTCTAAGTGGCCTGTTGTGTCCATCAAGAATGGTGCTCAGTCTGCCTTGAAAGATATCAAAGGCAGTTATGATTATCTCAATCAGTTTGAAACCATTGTACTTTGCTTTGATAATGACGAGCAGGGTAAGCTTGCAGCAGGAAAGGTAGCTCAGTTGTTTGAGCCAAATCGCTGTAAAATCATGGACTTACAGTACAAGGATGCTAACGAGTATCTCAAACTAAATAAGAGAGAAGAGTTTACTCGTGCATGGTGGGATGCAAAACAATACACACCTGCTGGCATCCATAACCTTGCAGACATATCTGAAAGGCTCTATCAAGAAGAGGATGTGGAGACTTGTCTCTATCCTTATCAGGGTCTGAATGAGAAGCTGTTTGGTATTCGTACAGGCGAACTGGTGACAGTTACTGCAGGTACAGGCGCAGGGAAGTCCAGCATGATGCGTGAGTTGATGCATCACCTACTTATGAACACAGAACATAATGTGGGTGTCTTCTCTCTGGAAGAAAACATCAAGCAGACTGCCTTTCATCTGATGTCTGTTGAGGCAAGTGACCGTATCTATATCAAAGAGGTACGAGAAAAGTACAGCCTTGAACAGCTAAAAGAATTGGAACGTAAGACCATTGGTACTCGTAGGTTCTATGCCTTTGACCACTTTGGTTCTATCACTACAGACGAAATACTCAGTCGTGTACGTTACATGGTCAAGGCTCTGGACTGTAAGTTTATTATCATTGACCACCTATCCATCCTTGTGTCAGGCTTGGAAGGTGAAGATGAACGCAGAAACATTGACCAGCTTATGACCAAGCTTCGTTCACTGGTAGAAGAAACCAGATGTGCAATGCTTCTTGTATCTCACTTACGCAGAGCAACAGGTGATAAGGGTCAGGAGCAGGGCAAGGAGATATCTCTATCTATGCTTCGTGGTTCACATTCTATTGCACAGATTAGTGATGCAGTGATTGCATTGGAACGTGACCAGCAAGCACAAGACCCAACACAAGCCAACACTACGGCAGTCAGGGTATTGAAGAACCGTTATGCAGGTGAGACAGGTGTAGCCACCTACCTTCTGTATGACAAGGACACTGGCAGGATGTCAGAGATTGAGAACCCATTTGAGGCAGACTCTAACGCAGATGATATAGGAGATTTTCTATGAAGGTAGCAAAGATTGATGGCGCATATAACAGGCGGTTTAGCCGCCAGAGTTATGAAGAGAATGATGCCAAGGCTAGAGAAGCCATTATGAATTACTTACAAAGTAATGGGCATGAAATACTTGATAGTCAGGAGAACTTTTCGTTTGACATCAAGAGTAAAAAAGGAGATAATACGTACTTCTCAGAGGCAGAGATGAAGAACCAATGGAAAGGTGATTGGCCTGATACATGGAAAGAAATCAGGATACCTTACCGAAAACATAAGCTTATCAATAGGATGGCAGAGTTAGGAGCAGACAATCATTTCTTTAACTTCTATGTCATTCGTAATGATTGCAAGGCAGCATGGCGAATCAAAGACTTTGTAGTTGCCGAATCAGAAGTAAAGAAGTTATTTAGTTATCGTGTAAAAGGTGAAAGCTTTTTCCACATACCCTATCAGAAAGCGGAGCTAGTAGAACTATGAAAAGAGTAGTGCTTGATATCGAGACAGATGACCTCAATGCAACTGTAGTGCATTGCATTGTGGCACAGGACTTAGATACAGGCGCAGTGGACACATGGTATGGGGAGTCCATCAAGGACTTCCCTGCATGGTCAGAGAGTGTTGATGTCTTTGTCATGCATAACGGTGTGTCTTTTGATGCGCCTGTTGTAAATCGTTTGACAGGCAGTAAGATACCTTTGAAGAAAGTAAGAGACACATTGATTATGTCTCAGCTTTTTGACCCATCTCTTGATGGTGGTCATTCACTTGAAGCATGGGGTCAAAGACTTGGCTATCCTAAGATTGAGTTTAATGACTTCTCTGTATTCACACAAGAGATGTTGAAGTATTGTAAGCAGGACGTAGTAGTTACAGTAAAACTATATGAACATCTACTTCCTCACATGAAAAAATATTCAGGAAAATCTATTCAGCTTGAGCATGAGGTGCGAGCAATAGTAGACAAGCAAGAAGAGAATGGATTTAGTCTTAACATCCCAGAAGCTTCATGTCTTGTTGCAAGGCTCTCAGAAGAGGCTACAGAGATAGAGCAGGAGATGCAAGCTATATTCCCACCTATCGTAACAGAAAGGTACTCAGAGAAGACAGGAAACCGATTAAAGGATAAGGTAGAAGTATTCAATCCTGCATCAAGACAGCAGATTGCTAAGAGGCTACAAGAAAAGGGATGGAAGCCTAAGACTTTCACGCCTACTGGTCAGCCAGTGGTGGACGAAGGCTCTCTTAGTGGTGTAGATATTCCAGAAGTAAAAAAGATATTACAATATCTATTACTTCAGAAAAGAGTTTCACAGGTTAAGTCTTGGCTTGACGTTGTGGAAGACGATGGTAAGGTTCATGGTAGAGTTATTACCTTGAAAGCCATCAGTGGACGCATGGCACATAACTCCCCGAACATGGCACAAGTACCTGCCGTTTACTCTCCCTACGGCAAGGAGTGCAGACAAGTTTGGAAAACGAGCAGCGATAAGTACAAGCTGTTGGGTTGTGATGCAAGTTCACTTGAACTTAGATGCTTGGCACACTATATGGGTGACAAGAGATTTACTGATGAGGTAGTGGGTGGTGACATCCACACTGCAAATCAGAAAGCCGCAGGACTTCCTACCAGAGATGCAGCAAAGACATTTATCTATGCTCTAATCTATGGTGCAGGTCCAGCTAAGATTGGTAGTATTGTTGGTGGTGGTGCTAAAGAAGGACAAATCATTATGAAAAAGTTTATGTCCAATATGCCAGCTTTAAAAACCTTGCGTGATAAGGTGGACAGAGCAGCAACTACAGGACATATTCGTGGTCTTGATGGAAGACTTCTCAAGGTACGTCAGCAACATGCAGCCATGAACCTTTTACTACAGGGTGCAGGTGCTATCATTTGTAAAGAATGGTTGCGGCAAATAACTTTAATGGCGCAACGGGATTATGATTACAATCTTGTTGCGTCTATCCATGACGAGTATCAGTTTGAGATTCGTGCAGACCAAGCGGAACGATTTGGTGAACTCACACAGAAGGCAATGAAGCAGGTGCAAGAAACACTGTCTGTTAATTGTCCTCTGGACAGTGAGTTTAAAATTGGAAACAATTGGGCAGAAACTCATTAATAGGTGTTGACATACTATTTTGTATGTTATATACTTTCAAAATCAGAAGTGGCTAAGACCACACAGTAACTTAAATAGGAGATAAATATTATGCCAGTACTATCAGGAAAGTCCCATTGGGCAACTATTGCAACACCTAACACAACCTTTGAACCAGTATGGTCTATTGACTTGGCGTTAGAGGGTGCAGAACTTGAGAAAGCTAAGAAGCTAGGCATGAACATCAAGAACAAAGGTGATGAACGTGGAGACTTTGTAACCATCAAACGTAAAGTAAACCGTAAAGATGGTAGCCAGAACCAAGCACCTTCTCTTGTTGATGCTAACAAGAACGACATGGGCAATACTCTTGTGGGTAATGGTTCAGATGTCAATGTACTTCTCAAGACTTATGAGTGGGAGTACGCAGGTAAGAGTGGTGTTGGAGCAGAGCTTCAAAAGGTTCAGGTAGTTAATCTGATTCCTTATGGTGACTCTGAGGACTTTGATGTTGTGCCTGACGGTCATAGCACTGTGGATGACTTTGAAGACGATATCCCCTTTGGCAACACAGGTAGCTAAATAGCATAACATCAACAAGGGTGCTACACATATTGTAATATGGTAGTGAGATGGCTAGCGTAGGGTGGGTACGCCATTTATTAAGGAGTTAATATGTTAGACAAAGAGTATAAGGTTACAATGTCTGCTGAGTACTTAGACTTTGGAAATAAAACCACAGTAGAAGGCTATGCAACTGACCTAAATGATATGTCAGATATTGTATTAGATTTCCTACGTGCAATGGGATATACATATATAGAAGATGTTACTTTCCACAAAGAGTTTGAGGATTTACTAGATGACTGACTATGTAAATAAACCACCACACTATCAGACGGGTGAGGTAGAATGTATTCAAGCAATTGAATCTGCCCTAACACCAGAAGAGTTTAGAGGATACTGCAAAGGTAATGTAATAAAATATACTTGGCGAGAACAATACAAAGGTAAAGACCAAGACTTAGCTAAAGCAGTATGGTATCTAAATAGATACTTAGAAAAGGAAACAGAATGAAAAGTATAGATACTCTAATAGAAGATATATACAAGACATTAGAAGAAGGTATTAATACTTCATCTGTGCAGAACAGAGATGCTATTCATACTTGTTCTACTGAAATTGCCAGAGCACTTACACGTCAGCTTGGAGAAGGTAAACGTAGTAAGCAAACTACTTTACGTATGTCTCAAATAGGTAAGCCAGACAGACAGCTTTGGTATGATTTAAAAAGTACAGCAGAGCCAGAACCGATTAACGGTCAAACTAAAATGAAGTTTATTATGGGAGACATCCTTGAGGCTGTGTTGATTTTACTTACAGAAGTATCTGGACACAAGGTAACAGAGCAGCAGAAGGAAGTAGAAGTAGAAGGTGTTAAAGGACACAAGGACTGCCGCATTGATGGTACTCTTGTAGATATTAAGACTGCTTCTTCTTATGCCTTCAAGAAGTTCAAAGAAGGTACACTACATAGTGATGACCCCTTTGGTTACATTGCTCAGTTGTCAGGCTATGCAGAGGCAGGTAATGACCAAGAAGCAGCCTTCTTTGCTATTGATAAATCATCCAGTGAGATGGCTCTAATGAAGATAGAACCTATCCACATGATTAATGCAAAGCAAAGAATTGGTAAGGTAAAAACATTCTTGTCTTCTGACTTACCACCTGACAGATGTTATCCAGATGAGGAAGATGGTAAGTCTGGTAATCGTAAGCTTGCCATTGGTTGCGTCTATTGTCCTTACAAAGATGACTGTTGGAAAGATGCCAACGGTGGACAAGGCCTAAGAAAGTTTAAGTATTCTAATGGTATTAGATATCTTACTCAGGTAGCTAAATTACCTGACGTACAAGAGGTGACTAATGGCTAAGAAAAAAACCAGAGATAAGAACGAGCACAACTACCGTTCTAATTCAGAATTTAATTGTGCTTGTTTCTTAAATAAAAATAAGATTGAGTTTGAATATGAAACATTTAACATACCCTATTTATGGCAAGAAGATAAGAAATACATACCTGATTTTATTCTTCCTAACGGCATCATACTAGAAGTCAAGGGCAGGTTTATGTTGGAAGACAGGAAGAAACATTTGTTTATTCGTGACCAGCATCCTGAATATGATATTCGATTTGTCTTTGATAACTTTAACAGGAAGTTATACAAAGGTGGTAAGATGACCTATGGAGATTGGTGTGACAAGCATGGCTTTCTTTACTGCAAGGGTGGAGAAGGGATACCAAAAGCATGGCTAAGAGAAAATGCAAATAAAAGACATAATACTAGCAGAGGATGAACAGGTAGAGCTAAGAACATCAGAAAGGACATTGTTCCTTACTGTTCTTCTTCAAGCTCTTCTTGATGCAACAAAGCCCCGATATGATGGTGAGCCTACTAACTCTATTATCGAAAGAGAAAGAGCAATAGCTTGGTTCTTTGCATCAGTCGGGGTGACTGCTGAAGACTTTCATTCTGTTTGTGATTATGCAGGAGTTAATCCTGTGTACATGAGAGAGTTTGCGTTTAAAGTACTCAAGTCAGGTGAGGTTGAGTATGTTAGAAAAAGAATTAATGCAGTTTTAGGACATGAATAGTATTGTAATAGTCTTCTATTTATGATACAATTCTAAGTTCAAACTCTGTTCAAGAAAGGGATATCAATGAACAATTTTTTACCAACAGATTACCAGAATTTTATTGCCTTGTCACGTTATGCACGTTGGAAGGAAGACGAAGATAGACGTGAGACATGGCCTGAAACAGTCAGCAGATATTTTGATTATATGTCTGACCATCTAAGCAAGAAACATAATTACAATCTAAAAGATGGACTACGTAAAGAGCTAGAAGAAGCTGTACTTACACAGCAAATCATGCCCTCTATGAGAGCACTGATGACTTCTGGTCCTGCATTAGACCGTTGCCATGTAGGTGGTTATAACTGTTCCTACATTCCTGTTGATAGCCCTCGTGCCTTTGACGAATGTATGTACATCCTAATGTGTGGTACAGGTGTAGGCTTCTCAGTAGAACGCAACAACATTGACAAGCTACCTATTGTAAATGAAACATTCCATGAAACAGATACAGTAATCAAGGTAGGTGACAGCCGCCCCGGATGGGCTAAGTCATTACGTGAACTGATTGCCATGCTATATGCAGGTCAGATTCCAAAGTGGGATGTATCAGAAGTACGTCCTGCAGGAGCAAGGCTAAAGACTTTTGGTGGACGTGCATCAGGTCCTGCCCCTCTGATTGACCTATTTAACTTCTGCATTGATAAGTTCAAGGGTGCAGCAGGGCGTAGGCTTTACCCTATTGAGTGTCACGATTTGATGTGTAAGATTGGTGAGGTTGTAGTTGTAGGTGGCGTAAGACGTTCTGCTCTTATCAGCTTGTCAAATCTTAACGATGACCAGATGCGTCATGCAAAGACAGGTGAATGGTGGGATGAGCCAGACAAGAACATCAAGCGTGAAGGACAACGTGCTCTAGCTAATAACTCTGTTGCTTACAAAGAGAAGCCTCAGATGGGTACATTCATGCGTGAGTGGTTGTCTCTATACGAATCACATTCAGGTGAACGTGGTATCTTCAATCGTGAATCTGCTAAGAGACAAGCAGCAAGCAACGGCAGACGTGACCCTGACCATCAGTTTGGTTGTAACCCTTGTTCAGAAATTATCTTACGTCCTTACCAGTTTTGTAATCTATCAGAGGTAGTTGTACGTTCTACAGATAACATAGAGACATTGGAAAACAAGGTACGTCTAGCTACTATTCTTGGTACATTCCAAGCTACACTTACAGACTTTAAATACATTCGTAAAATCTGGAAGGACAACACAGAAGAAGAACGTCTACTTGGTGTATCTCTTACAGGCATTATGGATAACCAGTTGATGTCAGGTAAGAGTGCTATGCATGGTATGAACATCAAAAATATACTTACTTCTTTGAAGGACACAGCCATTGAGACAAACGAACAGATGTCTAAGTCTCTAGGTATACCACAAGCCGCAGCTATTACTTGTGTAAAGCCTTCTGGTACAGTATCTCAGCTAGTAGATAGTGCATCTGGTATTCATGCTAGACATAATCCTTACTATATTCGTACTGTTCGTGGTGATAACAAAGACCCTATCACGCAGTTTATGATTGCACAGGGTATTCCTAATGAGCCTGATGTAGGTAAGCCAGACAGCACAACAGTCTTCAGCTTCCCAATGAGGTCACCTACAGGAGCAGTAACACGTACTGAGATGTCAGCTATTGAGCAGCTTGAGTTGTGGCTACTCTATCAGAAGCATTGGTGTGAACACAAACCTTCTGTAACTATCTCTGTGAAAGAACATGAGTGGCTAGAGGTTGGCTCATGGGTATATGATAACTTTGACGATGTGTCAGGTATCAGCTTCCTACCTTTTAGTGAGCATACATATCAGCAAGCACCTTATCAGGATATTACTAGTGAAGAATATGATAAGGCAATGGAAGGTATGCCAGCTAAGATTGACTGGTCTTTACTCTCAGACTTTGAGAAGGAAGATACAACATCAGGTGGACGTGAATTAGCTTGTACCGCAGGTGTCTGCGAAGTAGTGGACTTGACAGCAGCATGATTTGGGAATACTGGTGCAAAGCAATGGGCAGCAAGGCATATGATGACGATGACAAAGCAAACAAGGTAGCGATACTGCGAACTGCTTGGGTTATCCTTCATGTCCTTGCTTGCCTAGCCATCATTATGCATAATACGCAGAAGATGGGTTGGTGGTAAATGTTAATACTATAGTATTAATAAGTCTTATAAACAAGGCATAAGTAACACTAAAGTAGTATTAATGCTACAAAGATGTTGGTACTTTCTGTAGACCCTTTAAATCGAGAGGCCACTTATAAGTGCCGCAGCACCAGTGGTAGGGATAGGCCGGGAAAGCTAAGAGAATGGATGTGAGACTGCCAACACATTATAAGGAGAAGTAGATGGAAGTAACACACTACGAGGAAAATGGAGATGGCTCTGCCACTATACAGGTGATTATGGATATTGAAGAAAGTGCAAAGCTAATAGAGCTAGGCCTTTTAACGGCTCTAAAAAACTACATAGAAGACAACGAGAAGAAAGATAATGATTGATGGTTTAGATTGGCCTAACTGGTGGCAGTGGTGGTTGCTCATGGCAATTAGTATAAACACTACTATTAACATAATAGTATTCTTTAGACATAGGTTTAGAAAAAAAGATTGACAACTATAAATTGTTAAAGTATAATTATAGATAGTTAAAAGTGAAAGGACTAATATGTTTGTAGAAAAAAGACCAGTAATTTATGTAGGATATGATGCAAGGGAGCATGAGGCTTATGAAGTATTACGTAAATCAATTCAAAGATACAATACAAAATACGATATCATACCTCTCGTACAACCAGCCCTTCGTAGAGCAGGTTTGTATAGGCGTACTATTCGGTTTGATAGTAATGCTGAGTCTGTTACTAGGATAGACGAGTTTGATGGCAGACCTTTTAGTTCTGACTTTACCTTCACACGTTTCCTAGTTCCTGCTCTAAACCAGTATGATGGTCTGGCTCTATTTATGGATGCAGATATGTTTGTACGTTGGGATATTGAAGAACTATTTACTACATATGGTAATCGTGAAGAGTTTGCTGTTCAAGTAGTAAAACATAATTACAGACCCAATGAAGGTTTGAAAATGGATGGTCAAGTACAACAAAACTATAACCGTAAAAACTGGTCAAGCTTTGTCCTTTGGAATTGTTCACATCCTTCTAATCTAAACCTAACTGTAGACGATGTAAATACAAAGTCTGGAAGCTGGTTGCATGGGTTCTCATGGCTGTCTGATAATGAGATTGGCTCTATTGAACCTGAATGGAACTGGTTAGATGGATGGTCACCAGAGAATGTCTTACCAAAGAATGTACACTTTACTACAGGTGGTCCTTGGTTTGAAGATTGGGAAGGTAAACGTAAATCAGACACTGAATATGCTGGTGAATGGCAAGCATTTAAAAGCAAAGTGTTTATGGATAAACTTGTAGGAGAAGTAATTTAATGTATACATTTGTAACCTCATTTAGTGAAAGTGGATACCATGAATATGCCAAGAAAATGTTGGAAAGTGTTACTGAAAAGTGGAATCCAAAACACTTTCAGTTATATGCCTACTACCATGACTTCAACATTGAAGATGTTGATGCCCCTATGGCTGATAATATTCATTACCGCAATCTTAACGACATAACAGAAATGACGCAGTACCGTGAACGTATGAAGACATATGACGGTACACATGGTGGAACACAACCATATAACTGGCGGCTTGACGCAATAAAGTGGTGTCATAAAGTGTATGCTTTGTCCGACCTTGCATTTGAAATGATGGAACAGGAAGAGCATGACGAAAGTAACTGGATGATTTGGTTAGATGCAGATACCGTCACAACAAAAAGACTAGATGTAAAACAATTTCCTAAGTGGTTGCCAGACAAAGCAGACTTAGTACATCTTGGCAGAAAGGATGCAGACTATAGTGAAACAAGCTTTATTGGGTTTAACCTATCTTCTCATAATACTTGCAGTATCATTGCTGATTTTAGGGGGGCTTACACTATTGGAGAAACCATTGCATATAGAGAGTGGCATGACGGGTTCATATTTGAACGACTCCTCAACATCTACAAAGCACACGGAATGGTCACTAAAAACTTATCTGAACACGCCAAAGGACTAGCAGCATTTGCTCAGTCACCTTTGTCAGAATACTTTGACCATTTCAAAGGTAACCTAAAAAAGAAACTTAGCACTACAGAAGTTGCTCCTGATGTAAGAGGACCTAAACGGTACAAGCAACTTGCCGATATGGTACGTTTCTATAAGCCAAGTACCATTGTGGAAACAGGTACATGGAATGGTGGACGTGCAATTGAAATGGCTCTGGCTGCTTTTGAACATACAGACAATGTACATTATATTGGCTTTGATTTGTTTGAAGAAGCAACAGAAGAATCTGATGAATATGAAATGAATAGTAAGGCACATAACATGCTTGAGGCTGTTCATAAAAGACTAGATGATTTCTCTTATCGTATGTCTCGTACTGATAAGAAGTTTACTTTTGAATTATATAAGGGTGACAGTAAAGAAACTGTACCTGCTTGTGATATGGTAAAGAAAGCAGACTTTGCATATATTGATGGTGGACATTCTTATGAAACAGTAAAAGCAGATTGGGAAAACATTAAACCATATGTTCCTGTTGTTGTATTTGATGACTACTTCTCTAAGGACAATCAGGGCAATCTTCCTAAAGAGGAACATCTTGGTGTAAACAAACTAATGGGAGAAATAGAAGCTTATGGAAAAGTGGTATTGCCTAGCTCTGACGGTGTTCTTGGTGGTGGCATTACACATCTTTGTTTTGTAGCCAACAAAAAAGGATTACCTAAACTACCTGACGAACTAACTCGTGTACCTATTGTGGTTACACCAAAAGACTCACGACCTAAACAAGAAATTATTGACAATGTAAAAGAGAATAGAAAGTTAATCAAAGACTTTGATTGGATTAAGACAAGTAAAGTTAATGACGAAACTGCAATCATTGTCTCTGGTGGTGAGATTGATTTTGATAAGTTAAAAGAACGTATAGCTGCCACTAACAATAAAGTATTCTGTGTTAAGCATAGTTATCCACGTTTGATTGAGAATGGTATTCAACCATTTGCTTGTGTGATACTTGACCCTAGACCTATTGATGGTATCAGTACACATGGAGTAAAACGTAAGGACTTGTTTAAGAAGATAGACAATGAAACTATTTTCCTTGTTGCTTCTATGACTGACCCTTCTGTTACTAAGCATCTTCTTAAAAAGAAAGCTAATGTAAAAGGATGGCAAGCTTATTCAGATGCTCTTCGTGATATGGAAGTAAAGGATAAGATTGTAGTAGACAAAGAAACAGGTATTGACGAAGGCTCTACTCTTATTACAGGTGGTACTTGTGCAGCCATGAGAACACTTGCAATAGGTCATACACTTGGCTTCCGAAACTTTGAGTTGTTTGGTTTTGATTGTTCTATTCCAGAAGTTACAGAGGAAATGAAGAAAGAAACCACAGATACAGAGCAGAACAAACCAAAGTATATGAAGGTAGAGTTAAATGATAAGCACTTCTGGACTACTGGTGAGCTACTTGCTATGGCACAGGATTGTGAAAAACTATTTGACCAGATGGAGATTGATATGGGTGTGCTTTTCCACGGTGATAATACACTTTGTTCAGAAGTTTGGAAGGCTTCCAAGAGAGGCCAAGAGAAACATTACTCAGAGTTACTAAATGTCGCAGCTTAATGAAAAGCAAGAACAGTTTTGCCAGAACTATGTCCTCAGTCGAAATGCTACAAAGGCGGCAAAGGCTGCAGGATATAGTCAGGCATCTGCGTATAACCAAGGGCATAGACTTCTACAAGAAGAACGTATCCAAGAAAGGTTAAAAGAACTTACCAATGAAATGGTAACTAACGTAGATGTTATCAATGAGATTGAGAAGCAATATGAAGTAGCACGAAACGAAGGACATGGTACAACAGCTTTAAAAGCTTTGGAGTTGTTGTCTCGTGTACGGGGTAATAATGCAGACGTAGAAGAACAGACAACTGAAAGCCTAGAGGAAGACATCAAAGGTATACTTCAAGCTCTAGGGTTTGACCAGTGCTTTCTTCTTTTTGCAGAAGCATTTCCAGATGAGTTCAATGAGGAAGAAGAGCAAGACGAAGAAGACCTACTTCTTACCGAAGAACTTAGTAGCACTACGGACACCGAAGCTAGCAGCGACAATGATGCCAAGTGAGTACTGATACCATTCAGGCATTGCTTCTAGCTGTGCAAATCCATTAGCTACTACTTCTTCCATCCCCGGAATAAAAGCTAAAATCAATGGGATTGAAAATAGTATGGTAAGCCATTCGTCCTTCCAAGACGATTGACTTCCTTTTGCCATTTCCAAATCCCAATCAATTTCTCCAGTGGCTTTCTTTTCCATGATTGTAGCTTCGGCTTTTGCTTTAGCTACCTTTGCTTCCGCATTTGCTTTTGTCTTTTCTACTGAACCTTTTAGCCAAGTACCTGCTAATTCTGCAATCGGGCCAACGAGAAGGTTTAACATAGTTATCTCCTGCTATTTCTAAAACTTTACCTAACATTAATTAGGTGGTATTTCGTTTTCAATATAAATAATTTCAAAGGTAGCAGATACTTGTAATAATGCGTTTGAGCTACTTGCAATACCACGAAACTCTATATCTGTTTTTTCTGGAATAGGTAGTGGATAAGCATAGGAACGAACAATATCTATATTATTAGCTGAAAAATTATCCTGTGTTCTGAATACTCCACCGGGTTCTCTTGTAATAACTCTTACTTTACCAAACTTATTATTAGCTTCAGTCATTACTGTTACATCTGTTTGAACTAAGTAAGCCGTATATCCAGCAGGAACTGTCCATAAAGCCATCAGTGTTTGATTGTCTCCATTAATATAAGCATAGGTTGTTCCACCATTAGCAATTGTTATAGCACCTACAGGAGCAGTTGAGCCTGACACAAAGGCACGAAAGACACGAATAAATGTTTCCGTTGTAGTTGCTGTACCAGAACCAGCAAGAGTTACCTCAACACTTTGTTCATTATAATCAGCATCCAAACCCTGTATAGTAATTTTAACACCATTATCTGTAGCACCAGAGGCACTTGTGACGGTCATAGCTAAAGCAGAAGAAGGATAAGAATAAATACCACCACCTTCCCATATGGTTTCTTCTGTATCATTAATTAAAGCATTGTAGCCAAACTTTAATAGACGTTTATGAAAAGCAATCTGACCCCTAGAAACCTGAAGTTCCCAAGGCTCATGTTTGCCTGTACGTGTCATTGAACTTGGAGTACCCATTAGTATAACCTATTATGTCCAGATTGTTTTTTATTTTTCTTACTACCTACTGTACCACCTGCTTTATTAAAACTAATACCAAACAAAGTAGATGTAGACTTTGAAGGTTTCTGTTTCTTAGGTTTAGTTTTAGGTTTAGTAACCTTCTTAGGTTTAGCATTACCCTTAGATACTTTATATGCTCTATCTTTAATAGGATTAGTATCAATTACTTTTCCAGATGGAGCTTTCTTTACAGGCTTTGCTTCCATGCCTAATGCTTTTAACAACCTATTAAGTTGTTGTGTATTAGTTTCCATTTCTATTAATGACATTAAAATTCTCCCAGCTTCATAGCTTCACTTAATTTCTTAGCTCTTTGTCCTACCTGCCTTGCCCATTTTGAATCCATCATCTCAAGACTTGCAGCTTCAAACTTCTTCTCATGTATTGCATTCCACATTTTCTTAAACTTACATAGCCTTGGAACACCCATGTTAAACGCCATGTCCATAAGTATTAATTGCCTAACACCATCAAGGTCTTCTACACACTTATGTACTGCACATAACTCATTCTCAACTATCTTAATATCATTCATTGCAAGATACCTAGCATCTGCTTCTGTAAGACCGTGCTGGTAGACAGCTTCTATACTAGGGTAGTCCATGTAGTTAAGTTCTTCTTTACTAATACCACGGTCTTTTAAATTACGACCAATACCTATTGTGTCTATACCAAGGGTATCTTTGTAGACAGTAAGAACCATACCTTCGTGTTCTATAAGTTTATCTAAAAAGTTTGAAGTATTATATTTCATTTTTTACTAAACCCAAAATAAGATGCGACCAGTGCTGACAGGCTTCCATACATCATCATTAGTATGGCTTCGGCACTTGCAAACCTGTCCGGGCTTACAAGTACAGCTATCGTTGCTACAAGCATCATTGCAAGAGCAGACCAAGCCATGTACCGCCTGTTCTTTTGGTAAGTCTTCTTGTCTGTTATTAATGTTTCATTCTCCACTAAATTCACCATTTTATCAAGTGTTCTTTGTTTTTCTTCATTTTTCATATATTTATTTTTTTCTTTTAAATATATCTAAACCACTTACCTTACCATCTTGAGTAGTATAGGTAGCATTAAATGGATTATAAAAACCACCTATTGGACTAGGTGTTCCCCCAACAAGATTTTGTATAAATAACCTGCGTTGTACAGGGTCAGATAAATCAATAGTCTGTGTACCTATACCCTTTTGATAATAAGCATTAGGTGTGATTGCAGGTGTTACAGAAACTGGTGTAGTACCACCACCACTACCGCCCCCTAAATCTACAAAATCATCTTTATCACTAGAGCTACTTGTTCTTTCTCCTACTTTACTACCATCAGGCATTTCTACATGAGAAACATTACCTTTACTATCATACTTTACTACACCACCTCGTTGCACACCCATTTGCATATCACCAATTCTACCTGCAGCAAGTCCTGCTTTAGTCCTTGTAAGACTTGGTGTTCCTTGAATTTTATTTATTAGATTAGCTAAAGGACTAAATTTTTCTAAAGTTTGAACACCTTTTGTTAAAGGACTATTAAAATAAGCAGAAGCTTTTTCTGCAAGGACATCTAAATCTTTTCTTCCTTGCTCAGACAAAAAGTCTCCACCTGTTCCTGTTTCAGGGTCATAGTCTGCAATGGTAATAGCAGAAGTCTGTTCTTCGTCATAACTGCTTGGGTCATACCCACCAAAACTTACACGGTCAGGTCTACCTGTATCTCTTGCAAAACTTCTTGAACTCTGATATCTTGATTGGGCTTGAGTATCTCCAAACATTTCTCCTAGTTCTGCAGCTACATCGTCATCGTCATATGCTCCACCGTCATCGTCACCACCACTGTCAGAAGAGCCACCAGAATCAGAAGAAGCAGAATCGGCAGCTTCTTTACCTTCTGATTCACCTTCACTACCACCGCCACCATATGTATCTCCACCACCAAAGTCACCTTGTAGAGACATTAATCCACCCGGAGCACGATTAGGTTTACCATCAAGAGAACCATAAAGGTTAGCATCAATAAGTATTTTCTGTTCAGCAGGAGTAATGTAAGCAAGTTCTGCAACTACATGGTCAGGAGAAGACAACCACTGTTTAGGTACAGTAACTGTTTCTACTTCACCAAGATAGTTATAACCACCTTTTAGTTTCTTAGGTTTAACTTTTTTGTTTAGACGAATATCTTTACCTGTCTTAGCATTAGAACCGTATACTGGTATACCTGCTAAACCTTTAGTACTTGTCTTCTTTTTCTTTGCCATTACTCTGCTACCTTTCTTAGGGGCTGACCTGTCAAACCAGCTTCCAATTGTTTTAGTCCTTTAATTAAAGCTGGTGGAAACTTTCTTTCTACTAACATATTTTTAATCTGTCCTGAGTTAATACTGTCAGGAATAAAAACACCTTGACCTTCTGAACCTTCTACTAGACCATAAATTAAATTAGGATTAATTTTATATTTACCCTTGCCTGTAGAAGCTTTAACTATATTATCAATTCCATACTTTGATTTATATATTTTACCATCTTTTCCCTTTTCATAAAACTCTACATTTCTAAAAACATTAACTTTGTCGGACATACGAGCCATTGCTTCTTTCTTTTTCAACTGTGTTTCTACATACTTTTCAAGTATATCATTAACATCTTGTTGTGTAAGCTGTTTATCTGCAACAGTTTTTAAATATTTATTAAATTCTTTAGAGGCATTATTTATTTCTTGGGAGTCTTGATACAAACTATAACTAACAGATTTATCTAAGTTCATGGTATTATTTCTTATGCCTGTTGCAAAGAAAGTTGCTGCATCTTCTTTACGCATAGGAAATCCTGCGGCAGTTTGTCCACGCCCTTCACCACGTAATGCTTCTGACTGTTCTGCATTAAGATATTTTTGACCTGCCTTAATACTTCCCGGAACACCTACGGCTAGAAGACCTTTTACTCTTTCTTCTGGACTAAGTTCATTACCTTCTTCGTCTACTCCACGATAAGCATTAATAACTGCTTCTGTTAAAAACTTTTCAGAGACAAAAGGTGAATACAATTCAGCTATTGCATCAGGCAAAGCATCATCTAATTCTCTTTGTGTAATGTCTTCTCCTGCTAGTACACGAGCAATAACTGCACGAGTTGGTCCTTTAATATACTGCATTGAATCAAGTGTACCTGAATCAATAAACCTTGTCATAATCTCACCTGTAACAGGGTCTTTATAAAAAGGTTGAGTAAATACTTTTTCTGTATTTCTCTGATAATCAGGTACAGTTAAATTAACTGCACGTATATCATTATCAGAGATACCCATTTGATTATTATTATTTCTAATTGCATACTCAATACCTGCAGTGGTTGCACCTATACCTGCAAGTCTACGCATACCAATCTTTATTAACTCAGGGTTATTTGTTCTTTTACCTTCTGCAATATCTTTTGCTCCCTGCATAAGAATATTCTTAGTTGTACGTACCATTTCTGCAGGGAATGTTGCATATGTACCAAAGGGTAAACGAGCCAATGCACGAACTGCAGGAGCAGCCGTAGTATAAGAAGGCATAGTATTACGAACTGTTTCAGTTGCTAGATTAAATATTTCTTCATCTGGTAGATTCGGTAATGCTTTTTTGTATGCATTGTATTCTGCTTGGAAAGCAATAATCTTACCAAAGTCATCTACACCACCATATACTGCAGACATACCTCTAAAGGGAGCTTTAATAGCTTTGGTTATTGCACCCTCTACACCTTCTGCACCTTCACCAAATCTATCAATATTCTTTTTAATGTTTTCTGCAACTACACTAGAGTCAATAATACCTCTGTTTTTTAGTGCTTGTAAAAATTTAAGAGTTTCTTCATCTCCCTTTGCAGCTTTTTCATACATAGCTTTAGCAGACTTAACAGCTTCTTTAACTACTTTAGGACGATATAATACACCATTCATTCCTAGCTGCTGAACCATACCATATGTATTAACTAGATGTGCAGTATGGTCAAATACTGTTTCCATTGCCTGACCTACAGCAGCAGGTTTAGCAAATATATTTAACCAGCCCTTACCTACAGGATTGTCTACACCAAAAGTATCAATACCTTTATTAAGCATATCACTAAATTCTTTTGTTGTAACAAACTTATTTAGTCCGATAGCTTCACCACCTGCACCAAAAGCACCTAATTCTTTTTGTGCAAGAGATTCCAAAGACTCTCTTACGTCCAAACCTGAAGGAGTTACTTCTGCTTTACGTAAAAATGTTGTAGTTTCTTCTGGTAAGAAAGGAAGCAATCCTTTTATTCTTACATCTCTGCCTACATTCTGTTCAGCAAACTTCTTAATATCTTGAATATAGTTGGCTTTTGCAATTAGCTTATTTTGGTTTGTCATAGTTTCTGTAAAGTTTCTTACAGGGTCTTTAACTTCACCTAGTAATTCTAGTATAGGCTTATCAAGTTCTTTTCTACCACGAAGGATTTTAGCTGAAGGTCCACCAGTACCATTAGAAATTAACTCAGACAATACATTAAAAGATGTGTCTTTTTTACCTCTGTCTACCAAATCCATAATCAATCCATTGATTTGTTCAGGAGACAACTCAGGATTATTTCTTGCTAAATGTGTTTGTGCATTACGTACAGCAGACAATACATCAGCATTATGTGGTGTGTCAGATAATTTATTCTTAATTGCTTTAGCTATGTCTTTAGACCATTTAGGATTTGTAGAAAATTCAAATGTTCTAGTAAGATATGCACCACCTGTATCAGGGTCTATAACTGCACGAAGTTTATTATCATCAGGTAAATTTAAAGCATCTAAAATTCTTCTTGAATTATTATCAATTTTTGTACGCATACGCATTACTTGATTAACAATTTCTTCTGGTATCTGAGCCATCTCTTGAGCAGATAATGTTTCTCCTGTAAGAAGACGATTAACAAGCTGCTTGTCAACATCAGAATTTTTTAATACTTTTTCTAGTGCTCTTGCTTCTTTTTGTATAAGAGCAGACGAAGCTTGAACAAACTGATTTTTTCTAATAAAGGCTTCAAACAAGGGTTGTGGCAAACCTGCAGTAGAAGTTAATGCTCTACCTAGTTTAGTATTAATCTTTGCTATTGCTTGGCCTATTTGACCACGTTGCCTAAAAGTACCCGGAGTTGTTTCTTCTACTGTAGCTCGTGTTGCGGTGGCTGTAGGTGAAGGAGTAATAGGAGTAGTAATACCTTCATTACGAACAGAATTAAATTTACCTAATAGCTTTCTACCACCACCCTTTAATAACTTAAAAGCCACAGCAGCAGGTATTGCAATAACACCACCTGCAATTGCAGAGTCTACAATCTGTTTTAGTCTACGTTCTGCTACACCATCATCAGGGTCAATAGCTAGTTGCTGTAAAACTTCTTCGCTTTCTGGAACAAGGGCAGCAAACTCTGTAACAAATGTTTCGTCTTCTCCACGAGACAATACATCTGCACCAATACCTATTCCTGTACCCTTTGCTAATCTACCTGCTCTTGTTTTAGGTTTAATAAACTTTGTAGCCTTTGTTAGACCAGCAGCAGGAACAGCATAAGAACCTAACTCAGCAGCTATGTCTTCCCCTATATTTACACGAGGGTCAAAGGTTTCTTTAGCCGCATAGGTTATTTCTGTAGGTAGGTTTTCATCAAGAAAGTTTGCTGCATCTTGGAAAGCTCCTTCTACAGTTTTTCTTGTTTCCTTACCACCAACAAATTCTATTACATCACCACCTACTTGACCTACATCTTCTGCTGCTTTGCCTACTGCAGAACCTACAATTTTACCAAGGTCAAAGGTAGTATCTTCTGTAAGAGTACCTGCTTTTTTTCTACGTTCATACTCTTTATCTACAGACATAAATTGATTGAAGTCAATATCCTGTGCTTCCAAAAGCTCTTTTAATTGCTTTTTGGTTGTAATATTACCAGCATTTATTTCTGATTCTACACTTTGTTTTAAATTAAAAAACTCTTGTGTATTAGGAGCAATAGCCATTTATTATTTTAATCCTTGAATTAACTCGTCAGCTTTTTTACCTGTTTCAGTATCTGTTACATCAGTGCTTTCAGATGAACCATCACCGTTACCACCTAAACTAGAAACTTTAGGTCCAACTGTAATTGTTCTTTGAGCACCTTCAAAGCCACCTGTTTTAAAAGAACCTAGTGCGTCTTCTAAAAGCTGTGCAGCTTCTTCTGCTTGTTTAGCACTGCCTTCATAAGATTGAGTTTGTTCATTCCAAGTTACACCTGCTCGTGCTGCAGACTGACGTGCTAAAGCATTATATGTTGTAGCATCTAATTCAAACTTGTCTTCCTCTGTTGCTTCAATAATATCACCAAGAGTTGATGCTTGAAGTTGTTGTACTTTTAAAGCAGCTTCTGTTTGACTTAATCTACCTGCAGCTAAGTCTTCTCCAATTTTATTTATTTCGTCTTCAATAGCTTGTCTTTGTGCATCTGCATACATAGCTGCTTGTGCTACTTGACCGCCTAAACCTGCTTCAGGGTCTGCAGAAGCATAACCTAATAGTAGGTCTGAGATAAATTCTGCAGGACCTGCTTGTTCTTCTAATCTTGCTTTCTTTTCTTCTGCAGTTCTTTGTTGTTCTTCTGCAGCTTTTTGTAATTGTTTTTGGTAATCAGACAATCCAGTTTGCATACCCATTAAAGTTTCATATAGAGCAGTTCTGGCACTAGGAGTTGTTTTTGTTGTTTCTTCTTCCATATCAGAACCTACAGTTGAACCTGCTGCAAGTTTGTTTACCATACCTGATAGACCACCCTGAGAACGGAAAGCTACATGACCACCTTCTTTAAATAAATTAAAACCACTACCAATTTTACCTACTGCGCCAAGAATACCTGCAAGGTTTTGTGAAGAAGAAGGTTTAGCCACTGGCTGATATCTTTGAAAACCTTGAAGAGGCATCTGATAAAGTGTGGACTGATATTGACCAAGAGCTTCATATGGGAAGTTAAGCTGTCTTTCATATTGTTGTTTAGCAAGGTCAAGTCCTGCTTGTGTCATACCACGTTGTGCTTCACCTACACCTGCAAGAGCAGTAAGCTCTGTCATTCTTTGTTGAGGTACTGTCTGACCTAGCTGCATAAGAGCACTAGCAGTTCCACGTTCACGACCTAACTGCTGCTCAAAAGCTTTTTGTGCATCTTCAAATGCACGTTGTGAACCACGAGTTTGTATATCACCTAACATTTGTGCTTGATTACGGAGTGTCTCAGCTTCAAGGATTGCTTGGCGTGAACCACCATAACCACCTGCACCTGCAGCTTGAGCACCAATCTGTTGCATTTGTTGTGGAAAGTAACGAGAAGCCTCACGTTTTTCTACATCTACTACGGCTTGCTGATAAGGAGACATATAAGTAGCAGCTTCAGTAGGAGTAAACTGACGTGCCGCACCCATCTGTAAAGCAGTAGCAGGATTAAAGTATTGTTGTCCTGTACCTACAAGACCTGCAATGCCACGCATAGCTGCTTGTTCTTCAGGTGCAAACCCTGCAATCTGTGGACCTTGATAAGTTTGATATCCTGCAGCCTTCTGCTGCTGGTAAATTTTACCTGCTTCGGATAGTACTTCTTCTAGTCCAGATTTATAATCTGTAGGTGGTGTATACATTTGTGCCATTAGGCTAACTCCCTCAATATTTTGTCTCCGTCAATTTCTTTTATTTGTTTGCGTGTTCCTGTTGACTCTTCACGAACATCACCTAAAAATTTATCTAGCTTTTCTGCACCTGCATCAGATGAACCATTACCAAGATTAGATACCACATCGGCAGGTATTACATATTCATCTCTACTAAGAAGTGCTTTATCAATAACTGGGTCACCCTTAACCTTAAACAAAATGTCATCAGACATGCCGTCCATAGAGCCACCACCACGTTTTATATCTATCATTCCTTCAAATGGACGTTTACCCCCTGCAAGTGCTGCAATTCCACTAGGTTGCTGAAAATTTCCTTCGTTTAAAGGCTGCTGAGTAGGCATCTCTATAGGCTGATTAGGAATCATACCTTGCATAGGTACTTGTGGCTGTACTGGCATTACAGGCTCAGGAATCGGTGGTTCGTTAAATTCGGATATTTTATTACGTCCAAAGTTCATTAATTCCTGCATTGCCTCTTTACCAGACAAATCTTGGTTCATAAGCCCTGCCAAACCACTCATTGCTTCTTCTAAATTAAAAGCTTCTGGTAATCCTGTCATAGGATTAGATGTAAGTTTACCCATTGAACGTAGCATATTAATTTCTGGCTTAGACATATGCACTAATTCTGTATCACCCATACGACCTTTCATGGCAAGCAAGTTTGCTATACCACTTTGGGGTGCTTGTTTGTTTGTAAAATATGCCATTATGTATTTACCTTATTTGGTGTCATATAGTTTGACTGTGCTTTTGTCATGTCTGCTTGTAAATTACTGCTTTTATTATACAACGAACCGAGGTTATATGCCATACCCTGTACAGTTTTTGTACCAAAATAGTCAGTTGTTACAGTAGTTCCACTATTAACATTACTAATATAAGTACTATTATTAATTAAATTAAAATATTCTTGCTTATTCATTAGTTTAAATCTACCCATCCTGTGCTGCTTACATATCCTTTAAACTTTTCTTCGCCTAATGAAAAAGCTATATCACCCGGAGAAGGTCTACCAATTTCGGTAACAGTTACTACACTGTATACTCTAGTCGAAGGTCTGCTATTTATTTCTTCATCTCTAACATCAAGTTCAAAAGTTAATGTATCTGTAAATCTTTGTAACTCTGTATATACTTCTGTAGCGTCCATAGTTCTTGCCATAGAATAGTTAGGTAGCTTTGGATAATTAGGCATTACCGTTCACCATCTACTTGTATGTTTGCACGAACCTTACCCCAACGCCAAGAACCATCTGAGCTAGCAGACACAATAATTTCTGCTTGTCTTCCTCTACCCCGTAAATCAATTTTATTTGTACTACCATTAATTGTAAAAGGTCCTTTAGTAGTAATATTACCATTAGGATATTCTTGGAAGTTTATAGAAAACTGTAAGTTACTATTATTAGTAAATGTATAATCAGGTATAATTCTATCTACAAACAATATCTTGTCTCCATCTTCAATATCAAAAGATGCAGATTCAAGATAAGAAGGAAGTATTTTACCATCTCCTGTATAGACATCAGCAGGTTCATTATTCCATACATAGTTATCTGCAGTTGCAGATACTTTACCAGTTGCAATTGTATTAGTAAAAACACTACGGTCAGCAAAGGTACTGTAGAAAGACGAACCAAATACCCAAGTATTTTCTGATATATTATATATTACATATGAATCTGGTTCTGAAGAATTAGCAGAAGGATACAACCAAATAATTTCTCTAAACTCAGAATTAATACCTGCATATACCTTATCTTTATTAGTCATATTAAAACTGTCAAAAAGATATCTACGAACAGTACATTCTAGTTCTCTTACTCTACCATCAAAAGCATAGAAGTTATTGTCACCCATCCAATAAGAAATACCATCTACATCTACTGCTGCATGAGGACCTATTAATCCACAGTTTGTACCTACATTCTGGAAGTTAAAGATAAAAGGTGGACCTGCAAAGGATTGAACAAACATTGCATTGTCTGTCCAAATATGAATACCATTACGAGAACGAACAGTTCCCATAATTTTTGTACCACCTGTAAGTACAACTTCACCAGAAGTACTAGAAATAGAAGGTGTCCAGTTGTTATAGTTTTCTTGGTCTGACCAACGTACAAGCATTGGATTATACTCACCAGTACCAAACTCATTACAACCAAAAGAAATAAGATGTCTATCGTTAGGAGATACTTTAATATAATTATTTACAGACGGAGAAGCAGAGACAACTACTGCACGTTCTGGTGTTACAGATGCATCTACATCAAGGTGATAAATTCTACCGCCTCTACGACAGGCTACTAAGTCTTCACCCCAGTTATCTAAAGTCCACTGAGAATTAAGGAAAGTAATAGCACCTGCAGCAGCAGGTCTATTCCAAGCTCTAGCCCCTGTGGTAGATACACCAGCATTATATACTCCTGCTCCATAACCAGTTCCCTGTACAGGAACAGTACCTTCTACATTAAGAATAAACTCTAAGTCTGCAGTGCCACCGTCTGAGTAAGTAGCTGCTGCAGAAGTTGTTGCAGAAATAGTAAAACTATTAAGTCCTGCGACTGCAACTACAGAATACTCACCATCAAGAATAATACCACTATTACCAATAGAAGTTGCAGAGGTAATAAATATTCTGTCATTAACAGACACACCATGATTAGTAATACTAATACTTACAAGGGGTGAGTTTATTTGTGTACTCATTACACTTGTCAAAGATATGGCAGAGACAAATGGAGTTACATCAAAAATTTCTGAGGATTGTACAGCATAAAGAAACTTCTCTGTACCAAAGGACATGAGTTTTTTAGTGTCATTATCTGACCATGTAAGCAAATCACGAGCAATACCAGTATAATTATCTGATATTGCTTTAGTGTAACCTCTTAAATTTTCTGGCTTACCTTCTCTAAAACGTACTCTGTTTCCATCAAACCATTTACCTTTTTCAGAGTATTGGGTAGATTCTCTATGGAAACCGGGAATAAAATCAAGAGTAGTAAGTCTTCCTGCTGTAGAAGCCATACCTTACCTTTTCATGTCTTGAATTGCTACCATGTCAATAAATGCAGTTGTTACGCTTGCAGATACTTCTACACTACGTACTGAGTAAGCAAGCAAGTCTACTGCACTAATAGATGTTGTTATTGTAGGAACTGTACCATTATTAAATTTAAAATCGTTAGCAAATGAAAGTGTTTTGCTACCAGCAGATACATCTTGTATTACATATATAATACCTTGTTGTCCTACATTAATATTGTCAGGTTGTCTTAATGTACTATCATCACTCATTTGAAATACAAAGTTATTACCTGCTTGCATGTCTACTGCAAAGATACTTGTGTCAGACACTGCAATAGTTACAAGAGGTGAAAAAGCATAACCTGCACTTACTTTAATCTGACTATTAAATTCGTTGTCTGAACCAATAGTATTTGCATAACCAATACTTGTATTGACATAACGAATATCAGTAGTAGACAAAGCCATTAACTTAGGTTCAACTGTAGTTGTATTTGCAATAAAGGTTAAGTTACCTGTTGCAGTTACAGAAGTAATAGGGTCAACAGTAGTTGTTTGTATTTCACCTATACTTGTAAGTACATCTCTATTTACTGAATCTCCAAAACCTAAACCCTTTGCATCAAGACCACGTACATTAACACCATCAGACATAATAACAAAAGTAGATGTACCTGATATTGAAGTAGGTACAGTAAATCCTGTGGCAGTTGCTCCTGAGTTAATAATACGTAGTGTACCAGTTGCAGAAGAATTAACTACTTCATTTTGAATAATATAAAATTTAGACTGAGCAGGAATAACAATGTTTGCAGCAGAAGCACTAACAACATATCCTTGAAGTTCCAATACTGCAGAACGAGCTTCATCTGCATTACCATTATTTGTTGTAAGAGGATTGTCATTAACAAGCTGAACACCTGCTGTACCAATAGTGGTATATGCACCAATGGCATCGTCCAGCAAGTCAATAACATTTTGATTGAGGATATCACCCCAAGAGTTAGGGTTTTCACCGTCTGCTTGTTTTTCTAAACGTATTCTACTGGTATATGAAGATGCCATCTTATTTCCTTATAAATTTATATTATGTTAATTATATAATAAAATTACCTATTAGACAAGATTTTGTCTAACTTATCCTCTACTCTATGTAAGGCTTCCATAACCCTGTCCATATCGTCTTTTAATTCATTACGAGTTGCATAGTCTTCTCTTGTTCTGTTTAGTAATATTTCTAATCTTTTAGTTTCTGTTGAAATATTATTAGCCCACCATGCACCACCTGCAACAATAATGCCTAAAAGAATATCTATAAGGTTTGCCATTTCCATTTTATATCTCTTCAGGCCAGTCGTTGATAGGTGAATTACCAGTCACATTGCCATCAGCATCCACTGGTGCATCATGCAGGGCTAGGAAAGCTGTATGGTCAGCCGCACCGTCTATTGCTGCTTCAATGGTGTTGGATGCAGTACGCACAGCCGCACGATACGTTGTAATGTCTGCTGGCACAGTGTAGCCAGAAACCTCTGCCGCCTTTACAACGTGCCAATCTGTCGGGGCTAGTAGGTTGCCAGCACGTTTCTTTGTGATGTTCTTCCACTGGCTTTTCAGCCCCAGCGTTACTAGCTGATTGCCGTCTGCGTCTAGGATAGCATTGCCATCGCTGTCCACTTCGTTCACATCGTTGATGTTCTTGGCGGTGTTAGCGTCCCACCAAAACCTATTATCGTAAGGTGCTGGGTCTGCTTCCCATACTAATCCTTTAGATACTTTTTCTTCATCTGACCAAATACCCCAGTTAGCAGGATGTTGAATACCATTATTATCAACCCATGCTCTACCAAGTTTAATAGTTTTATGTCCGTACTTCCATGCCATGTTATATTATCTCCTATTATCTTGCATTGGCTGATTTAAATGGGGCTTCGGCAAATGCGAGGAATATGTAGCTTCCGCCTGATGCGTTTCGCCCAGCATATGTGTCACGCATCTTAAATCCATTTGATAATAAATCTATAAAATCATAAGTTTGACCATCGAACTCTGCGCTGGATAAATCTGGGGACAACGAACCATTGTCAACATTATAACCATCTCGTTTGTTGTCCCAGACATACCAGCTATATGCGTCATCTGTTCGCTTCGCCATAATCCATGACGGCCTGAACCCACAGTGTACAAACGGACCGTCTGACGAGCCATTGCCTGTGTATGAGCCTATTTTGCTGTAGCCTTCAACCGAATGGAAACAGTAGGCTATTTGTCTTGTACCATAGTTAGTAGTGGTAAACCCAGAACCCAAAGTAAAAACAGAAGAGGTTGGAGATGTATTATCCCAAGTCGTAGAGTTTGTTGTTGCGCCAGCATCGTCATTTAAGGCAAGATACGTTGTATTTCCCGTAGGTTCAGTATATACAACCCAAAAAGTGGCGGCATCTCTACTTTTTACAATTATCATTTCTGGCGTAGATGACAAACCATGTAATACTTTTTTACTGCCAGTTGCTTCTAAGTCAAAACTAACTATAGAAAACCCTGCGTCTTGATTTACACGGCCTGTGGACGCTAAGTCTGCGCCATTTGTTCCAGCAGAATTACTAAATGCTGTATCAGCCAGCCAGTTCCAACTTACTTGTGTAAGTCCTGAACTATTAAAAACATCTGTTGATGTAGATAGTCCAGTTGTAAATCCATCACTGTCAAAAGAAGCTAAATTACTATACAAAATACCATAAGTGTTTTCGGCAGCTGTTGTGTCAGAGGACATTGCAGTGTCAGTTGAGCCACTGGTAGCACCTCTTACTGCATCGTAAAGCAAATGACTGTATCCGATACTCCGTGATTTTGTCCAAATAAAATCTGGTTGAAACCCAACACCTGTGATGCTTTGTGCCGAACCATCGCCAGTCCACAGAACAGTATTAAAGTACTCATCTGGCGCAGTAATGTCAGGCGTAGACAGATTGCTGGTTGTCAACGCAAGGTAGCCCGAAGGTGGCGCATAGTAGAAGTCACCCTGCCCGTTGTCATCTGTGTTGCCCTGCGGTGTCTCGTTGCCAGCAAAGGAACTGTCCTGACCGAAGTTACAATGCAAGTATGTAATACCATCAGGATAAACCCAAAAAGCAGAAATACCAAAGAATTTGTTTTCTGTACTTACACTAGAATAAGCAATCCCTTGTGAAACACCATTTTTATAAAAAGTAAGGTCACCATTGTCTGCATCCCAAGCAAGACCGATAATATCTCCATTAGTGTAACTTGCACCATAAGACGTTGTGTGCGTGGCGTTATTATATGTGCCGCCAGAAGAAATATATCCATAGCTTCCAGAGCTTTGTCCAATATAAGTTGTTGCGGCAAGGCCATCGTGTAGTCCTACAAAAGCCTGATTAGTAAAGCTTGTTGTGCCTGTATAAGTTAAATAAAATTCTGCATACCATTTGCCAGAAGTGGGGGCGGCAAAGGTTGACCAGAGAGATTTCCATGAAGTACTACCAGTAGCCTCTCTAGCCTTAAGATTACCCTCAGACAATGTAAGCGCAGAAACACCAGAGTAAGTTAAAGCATTTAACGTAGCAAAGTTACCGCCAGTCACAGGGGCATCTAGCACGACATCAGTATTGTTCAGGGCGTTAGGTGTCCAGTTGTTGCCGTTGCCAGAGGTATCACCAAAGAAGGTGGCATCCCTTGTGTCTTTAAACGCCATATAGATATATGTGCCGCCAGAGGCGTTTGTTTGAGCACCTCCACTACCTACTTCAAAACCAGTGCTAGTAAACTTAAAGTAATCAGGATTCCAGCCACTTGAAGCGGCATTGGATAAATTTGGAAATAACGCTTCGTTTCCATTTGAGCTTCTAGTGTTGTCAAATATTTGCCAGTTGCTTGTGTCATCAGTACGCTTAATCATAACAAAGGCTGGCTCAAAACCAGTTGTCACAGCATTACCAGACGCACCTGTGCCAGTATAAGACCCGATGTCAGAGTAGCCTGAGACTGAGTGGAAACAGTAGGCTATTTGTTTGTTGCCAGAGGTAGAGCCTACATTAGTGAACACACTAGATGTAGGTAACGCTCTGGTGGAATCATCAGTTTTACTACTTGTAAGATTTAAATTTAAATAATCGTAAGAACCGTCTATAACAGTAGTCCAAGTAAACCAGTTGAAAGCACCATCTCTATTTTTGGTTATTATTAGCTCTGGGGTTGAGTTTAGCCCATGACCCACTGTTGAAGATGTGTTTGCATTATCTGTCCAGCTTACTATGCTAAACCCGTTTGTTGTATTCGCCTTGACCGTGCTAGTAATACTGCCATCAGTATTGCTGACAGCAGAACCAGTGCCAGCATCCCAGCACCATGCTACATAAGTGCTACCAGCATTGTTTGTGCCTACCTCATTTCCAACGCTAAAACCACCGCTATCAAAAGAAGTTAACGCATTTGTTGCTGTCGCTTCTACGCCAGTGCTATTCGGTATTAAATAATTAGTCGCCCCTCTTATAGAGTCAAAAACCACATGGTTTGAAGCGGATATCGACCTTGATTTGTACCACACAAAATCTGGCTCGAAGCCCACGCCCTCGATGGACTGTGTGCCGCCATTGCCAGTATAGGTCACTGTCGAAAACCCTTCGGCCTCAGTGGTCTGTTTGAACGGTAGATAGAACCCGTTTGTGCCGAATGTCAGTGCCTGTATATCCGTGTCAGACTTAGGCTTCCACAGTGTGCCGTCATATTCGCCAAAGCTGGTAGGGTCTAAGGCTTGCCCGTCTATGAAAGCTACGTTGGCTAAGTAGCCATCAAAGAAGTTACCAGAAGTACCACCCATATAATGTATGTTTCCAGAATTATTAAAATAAGAGCCTTCGTTCTGATTGGGGTAAGTAGCAGTTGAAAAAGATGTAACTTGCTCCCCGTTTACATACAGCTTTATTCTGTCAGAAGCTGTTGCGTTGCCACGGTCTTGAGTAAGCACAACGTGCATCCAAGCTGAAACATCACGATATACTGCGTTAGTTTTTAAAATAAGGCCGTTTGCACCTTGCCGCCAATCGTAATAATTAAGATTATCGCCAGCAAGATACAAATAAAATTCACTGGCTCTAAATATATAGTTTCCCTCAGTGGTTCTTTTCATCCAAAAAGAAAGGGTTTGCGTCAAGCTAGAGCCATTTGTGGATGGTGTCCAGTTTAAGTAGGCATTGTCACCATTTTCAAAGCGCAGGGATGAACCTGCAGTTTCGGCTGCACCTGTACTTGCTAGAAAAAAAGGACTATTTACTAAAGACATACTATATAACTCCGATAATTAAGATAAGGCTAGAGAAGGTGCGCCAAGAAGAACCGTACCTGTTACTTGTACAAAGTAAGGTACAACATCTACTGAGTTGGCTGCTGTTGAAAGTGTAATACTTCCACCTACTGTTTTATATTCACTACCTACTGACAATGTTCTACTACCTGTACTGTCTTGTATAAATACAAATGTACCACCCATACCACCTGCTTCTGTTGTTGCATTACCCAATGTCAAATTACCATCTAACGTCCAGACAAAATTAGTATATGTACCAAAGTCAGGAGTAGTTGTTGCATTGGCAGATACGGTATGTGTAGAAGCAATAATACCACCTGTTAAAGTTCCACCTGCCAATGGTAAATGATTACTAATACTAGTTGCCATCGTTGCAGATAAAGCCTGTGTAATACTTGTAGCATATGCAGACACTGCTGTCAAGTTAGTATTTGTATTATTTATACTTGTTGCCATTGTTGCAGATAAGGCAGTAATATTAGTTGCTTGATTAGAAATACTAGTTGCCATTGTTGCAGAAAGATTTGTTACAACAGTATTAATAGATGTTATTGCATTTGTATTAGTACCAACTACAGAATTAACAGAAGTAATCGCTGCAGAATTAACAGATGTTAAAACACTAACTGCAGCAATATTTGTTGTATTATTTCCTACAACTGTATTTATAGAAGTAATAGCATTAGCATTAGTAGTAATATTAGTATTACTATTATTAATAGAAGTAGCCATAGTTGCTGATAGAGCAGCTACAGTTGCTGAAGTAGCAAAGTCACCTGAACCTACAATTGTATTAATAGAAGTAATAGCTGCGGCATTGACAGAAGTAAGAGCACTTACAGCAGCAATATTAGTATTAGAATTATCAATTGAAGTAGCCATCGTTGCAGATAATGTACCTACAACTGAGTTTATACTTGTAACTGCAGCAGCATTAACAGATGTTAAAGCAGACACTGCAGCAATAAGAGTGTTTGAGTTGTCAATGCTGGTTGCCATAGTTGCAGAAAGACTTGCAACAGTTGCAGACATTGCAACATTGTCTCCACCAATTACAAAAGATGTTGCACTTACTGTGCCAAATGTTTGATTAGTATTAAGAGCAACTGTACCTGAACCTGTAATACCAGTAGTTGTTACACCGTTTTCTGTTAAGTGTATACCTGTTCCAGTATTTAGTGCAGTCATTGTACCTGCACCTGCAAGACCAGTAATATTAGAACCATCTCCATATAAGAATGTGGCACTAACAACACTTGTTACAATGTTTTCTACTGTAAGTTTACCTGAAATACTTGTTGAACCAGATACACCAAAATTACCACCTACTTGTAAATTACCACCTATAGATGTACTTCCTGCAATAGAAACTGTACCAGAAATATTAGTATTACCTGCGATTTCCATTGTACCTGAAACAGATACATTATTTTCTACATAAAGAGAAGAACCAGAAAGAGTACCGCCAATAAAAGCATTAGCAGAAATAGTTGTTGTTGCACTTACATCTGTAATACGACCTTGTGCGTCTACAGTAATGGTATTCATAGGACCATATGAACCTGCAGATACAGAAGTATTTTCAATTGCAAATGTAGGATTACCTGCAGTACCGTCTGCATTTGTAATTGTTACACCTGTAGAAGCAGTAAGAGTTCTACCAAATTTTGTACTACCGTCTTCTGCAACAATACCAGTTACAAGAGAAGAACCTGTAGCTGCTGCATTAAGACCAGAAACATTAGTAGTAAGAGATATACCATTATATTGAAAGTTACCATTAATATTAACAGTGCCTTGAGAAAGCTGTAAAGGTGTAGCATTACCATTACCATCACGTACAGTAATAGGTGTACCTGCTGGAACACCTGCATTATTGTTATTCATTTGAAGCAAATCAAGATATGAATTTGCTATTTGTTTTCCTGTTAAACTCATTATATCAAATTCCAATACTTTAAGTTATTGTTCCATTGTGTAGTGGCTTGATGCCATTGTAAATTTATACCACCATCGCCTTCAGGTCTTGCATCACGAATAAAATGTCTTTCCTCAATTCTAGGAGATTTATTCTGAGGATGGCTTTTTAAATCATAAGAACCATCATAATCTGTAGGACACTGCATCATGCCCATGCTATTCTTTTTTAGTTGATTTAGTTTATACCTAAATCCACAAGTATCGCAGATTGCAAGTACATTTTTTCTTCCTGCTGTAGACATTATACCATAACTCTTGGCTTTAAGAAAATACTAACTCGTTCTCTATCTTCGTCCATAGCACGTTGTAGTCTTTCTTCATATTCTTGTTTAATCATAGTAATACGTCCTGCTTCTACATTAGGACGTTTCATAGACATATAGTAAGCTAATCCTGCAGTTAGACAAGGTAAGAACCTACGAGAAATATCTGCATTTTGGATTGCAGATTTATTTACATCTTCCATGTAAGATACTAGTTCTAGTTTAACTTGGTCAGTAGAGTTTTCTGGAATAGGCCAAAGATGCACAACAGGATTACCACGTTCATGTCTCACTGCATACTGAGTAGTACGTCCTGTCTGGCTTTTGTTAGGGATTTTAAGATATTCCTGCATAGAGATACGTTCAAGTTGAATGTCTCTATCGTCACGATTATGTACAGCTTCAAGCACATCAATAGTTGCAGAAGACAAAGTAAAAGTAGTAACACTAGTTGTAAGTGTAACTGCAGAAGTATTAGCAGTCCATAGCATTACACCACGGTTTTGCCAATCTTGTAGCAATAGATTAATAGACCTACGGGCAGACTTAGGTTCATGTCCTAGTGTCTGCTCACCACCTATCATTTCTGTTGCTTCTTGGATAACTTCGTCTATATCCATATTGAAGTTATATGTACCTGAAGTAGCCATACTTATTTACCCTTTCTTTTTACGGGCTTTGATTTTCTTTTTTTCTTTCCGGGTTTGGTTATTTGTTGCCCAACGGATGAACGATTTATAGCCATTAATAAAGCCTGTTATGAGAGCATCCAATTGAACCACCAGCTTTTTTCTTAACAGTTTTTTTCTTAGGTTTTACTGTAGTCTTACGTGGGTCATACATAGGCTTTTCTTTTGGCTTTTTCTTATCCATATAGTTTGCTCTACCTACTGAACCACCTGCTAATTTTTTTACCATACCAGAAGTATCAAACTGATGTACTGCATCAGCTAATGTATCTTTATCTATTCCTTTAGTTGGAAAATTAATACCATTCTTTTTTAAAATAGATTTTAACTGTGCAGTTGTCATTTTATCATACTTAGTAGCCATTATGATTTCCTTCCTAGTTTCTTATGCTTCTGAGTTTTTGGTGGGCTTTTCTTGCTCCCACTCTTACCAGCCCACAAAACTTTATCAGCCCAGTAAGCAGCAGATAGTTTACCCTTTTTAATATTCTTACCATGCCTAGACTTAAAAGACTTACGTGCCGTATCAGAATAGTTATGACCATATCCTTTTTGTCCAAAGTGAATAACTCTAACTGTATCTCCCTCTTTTGCAAGAACCATCCCTTTCTTTTCTGGACGAGTTGATTTACGAGGTTTATTAAATCCTGCAAATGTTGTACCACGATATTCAATCCTTCCTGATGGTAATCTTTTTACTCCGGGATATTTACTTTTAGTAGCCATTACTTTACCTTCCTATACCGTTTGACTTTCTTTGCGACAGTCTTAGGTTGCTTAACGAACTGCTTTCCCTTTGCTGTTCCTTTTCTTTTAGCTGCCGTAGTCTTAGCATATTCTTTTGGGGATAACGCTTTAATTGCCTTTGCTGGGAGATAGCGTTCACCCGTAGCCTTTGAACCTTGTGTAGAGGGCTTACCACTCTTGGTTCTCCACTTTTGTTTTGTCCAAGCCTTTAAGCTCCTTTGTGATTTCTTTAATGCCATGATAGTTCCTATTATATCACTAAATGTTTATATTTACAATGACTTTAGATAAAAAGCCCACCAAACAATTAATGCTAATCCAAAGAACCCTACAATTAAAATACTACTAATAGTTAAAGTTTCTATTAATTGTTTAATTTGTTTTTTTCTTGCTGCTGCCTCTAGCATCCGTTGCTTTCTTGCTTGTGCTTGAAATCTAATCCAATCATGCCATAGCCCCGGTCTACCAGTATATATCATTAATTGTTTTAATTCTTCTTCCTGTTGTTTTAGTTTTTCAAGATGCATAAACTCTTCTAAATCTGCAGAGCCTGTACGTCTTTTCTTTTTGTCTGCTTTTCTTCGTAAGCTTTCTGTTGCATTAACATACTCACCTACTTTTCCTGCTACATCTGCAATCTCACGTCCATTACTAATAGCCGTTTTAATTACTGCAAATGCGGCATTGGCTGCGGCTATTTCTGCTAACATTTTTTACTCCACAATATTCACAACAAAATATTTACCTTCAGAGTTTTTATCTAGTTCTACCTTACGCATTTCACAAGCATATCTTGCACTTTTTAAATGCTCACCTACATTTCTTTCTATCTCACGTTTAGTAGATAGACAGTCAGAAATATTATCATAACCTTTATATTCTATTATATCTCCTGAGACATATAAAAGCAACACCATTATTGTTTCAATCATTTAATATATTCCTATATGTCATTTCCATTTGAGCATCTTTTAATTTTTCAATTTGCTCTTCAAGACTTGCTATCCGCTTTTCATAAAACTCTAATGTTAATTTTTGTTGTTGGTCGTAAGGTGCTCTACCTTCTTCTATTTCTGTTGCTAACTTTTCTAACTCACTAGCTATATGTTCAATCAACATAAACTGTTCATTATCTGCTGGTAAACTACCCATCTCACCACGAGGCCACTTAATACGAAAGTCAGTATTTTGTTCTAAGTCTGCTTGCATCATAGTTACGTTTGTTTGTAGTGAAGTAATTTTTTCAGTTAAACCAAAATATGCCCACGTAGCTACAGATGTAGCAATAACCATTGAGATAATATTCCTCAACGGCATTTGTAGTTCAGTATTTTCACTTAACTTAGCTGGCATTAGTCTTTATAACCACCACCTGCTTTTTTATAAGCTTGGGCTAGCATCTGAGCTTTACGAGCACTCCATTGACCTGAAGCACCACCCCTACTTCCTGCCTTAATACGTTCAAATAATTTTTTACGCATAGTAGGTTTAGTATAATTACCTGCTTTGTTTACTGTAGATTTGGGCTTACCACCAGAGGCTAAAGCCCTCACACCTTTACGGGTGTAAGAGCCTTTACCTTTTTTAGGTTTTACTACTTTAGGTTGATATAATCTATTAGCTAAAGACTTAGCTACAGGATTACGAGACTTAGTAGGTTTTTTCATTTACCTGCCCTTCTCTTTATTTTTTAGGTCTTCGTGCTGCTCCAAAACCTTTTACTTGACGTGCAACCCCAGACTTAATTGAACCACCTGTTTCGTATTTAGCAGCAAGTTTAGGACTTATTTTCTTTTGTACCTTTTCTGGTAGTTTAGAAAATCCTTTTAATTTTGTAGGCGTTTTTTTAATTGCTGGCTTACCTTTAAATTCAGGATTACGTGGTGGTATTTTAGGCATAGGTGCTGGTTTCGCTTTAAAACCCGGTTTCTTTTTACGTGGTGGTATTTTAGGCATAGGTGCTGGTTTCATTTTATACTTGCCCGGTGTACCACCTGCTTTCTTTTTAGCAGTACTAGTTAAAAGACTTTTAGCTTGTTTAGTTGTCATACCCTTTGGAATTTCATAGGTAGCTTTTTTACCATCAACAGTAATGTTAACAAGCTTTTGTGTCTTTGAGTTGTAACCACCGTCAAACTTCTTAGGCATAATCATTTTACCCGGAGTAGCTTTAATCTGATTACCCCGTGGGTCTTTACCCTCAGAAGGTTTAGCGAACTTACGACCCGGACCACCCTCTTTAGTTTTAGGACGTGGTTTAGGTGTGGGTATTGCTGCTTTAGATGTTTTAGGTCCTTCTTTTTTATTAGGTATCATTGATGCAGCTACTCCTGAAGCTACTGCAGCTTTACCTACATTTGCTGCACGTTGTGTCCTTGAAATAGGACGTGAAGGTGGAGCTTTAGGTGGTGTAGGTCTACGAGGAAATCCTGTAAAACGAGAACCACCTGATGGAACTGAAGGACGTGAAGGTGGAGCTTTCGGTGCGGATACTCTAGGTTTTACAACTTTAGGTTTAGGTTTTAATGAAGGACGTTGAGGCTTCATAGAAGGACTCTTAGGTTTCATTGAAGGTGTTGTAGGCTTCATTGAAGGAGCTTTAGGTTTTAAGTTAGCTCTACCTGCACCGCCTGTAGGCTTAGATAGCTTAACAGTTTGTCCACCCATATCGGATAATGCACTTCTTTGTTGAGAAGTTATACCTGATTTAGGTTTTACAACTTTAGTTGAAGGCTTTAAACTTGGACGAGTAGGTTTTAAGTTCTTTGCTTGCTTTACCGAAGTAATAGTAGACATACCCTTTTCACCACCTGCCTTTTTAATTTGCTGTGTGGTAGCTCGTTTTGCTCCTTGACGCATTAGTTGTTGTATTACTCGTGGAGCAACTGCTCGTACTACAGTACCACCTAATGCTAGAATTAATGGAATAGCCATTACATTTTTCCTTTCATTGCTTTACCATAACCACGCAATGCTTTACCGCAACCACGAGGACTTGTTTTTGATTTCTTTGTACCTACTGTACCTCCTGCTTTTCTACCTACAGGAGTATTAGCTACAATACCTGCTGTACTTTTACCAGTACCAAAACTTTTCATAATGTCATCAAAAGATTTTTTATCAAATCCTTTTTCTCTTTGTGTCTTAAAAGGATAGCCTTGGTTTTTAGCAGTCTTCATTCGTTGAATAATACTTGCTTTGGCTTTCTTTTGACTTGCAGTTTTAGGCTTATACATAATGTCTTCAAGCTGTTTATTAGTATAACCTCGTGCAAACTGCTTACGAATAAATTCTAACTTCTCACCTTTAGACATAGACTGATAAGCTTTACGTTTCATTTCGCTAGCTTCTTTACCTGTCTTACCTTTGGTATCTATGCCACCACCTTTTGCAGGTAAAGTTTCATTTGCACCTTCATACAAGTATTTATTTTTCTTAGTACCAGTAGGTCCAGACTCAGCAATAATTTTATCAATACCGCCTTTTTGTTTAAGAATTTTTTCACCTTCAGGAGTAAGAGAAAGTGTTCTTCCGGCAATTACTTTTTTAGCTTGGCCTTGTGTTTTCATTTCTTTTAGCTTTTGAGAAATAAGATTTCTACGTTCTTTCATTTGAGCTTCAGACAAACCTGAAAGAAGTCCTTTTCTTTTCTGCCTAGCAGTATCTTTCCTAACCATAGACATAACTTTTTGCATTTTAGTTTTACCTAAAGACTCTGCCTTTTTAATTGCTTCTGCAGCAGTAAGTTTGCCTTTGCTTTCCTGTAGAATTTTAATAGCATTAGTTTTAGTAGTACCAGCTATATCTTGATTACGGATAGTTTGTGATTTACGTTCAATAGCTCGTTCCTGCGAGAGAGCAGCTTTCGATGTTCCTGCCTTCTCTGCAGCCTCTGTTTGCTTTGCTTGAAATGTTTTTTGACGTGCAGCAGATTGTGCTTTACGTTTACCTTTTGTTTTTCGCTTGTCAACTTTAGGTCTACCCTTTTTCTTGGTTAGTGCCTTTGCTGCTGTTTTTAGTGCTTTACTAATCATTAGTTACTCCCTGCTATAACTGGGTTGTCTGCACCTGCTCTACTTGCAGGAGCTTGCATATCATCCCGTCTTGTTCTACGTGCTTGGTTTTGCAATGTTGCTACTGCTTGCATATATCTCTGTTCAAATAGATTTACTGCATTATAATCTTTTTGAAATACCATTGCCTCTACCATACTTGCATTAAATAATGCGTCATAACAAAAATCTGAAAAGTAATTGTTTGGTGAAGCTGCTGCTAAAGTAGTTGGCCTTGATATATGTACTATCTCTCCATCAAAGGTAGAAACAGGAGTAGGTGCAATGAGTACCGTTGTGTTGTTTCTACGAGCATAATACTGAGGAGTACCTGTGCTTGCTGCAACAGGCCAATAATCTTTTATGTATTCATCGGTTCTAGGCAACAAATTAATTCGTGTTGAGTTTGCAGTAATGTTAAAGTTTTTTAGTATACGTGTACCAGAAGGTAGGGTAACTTGATTAGCACCTGCAGGAATTGCAACAGAAGTATAAGACACCAGCCCGTAATCATCAAGGTCACGAGTTAGTCTCTCTTCTGCACGATTAATCATTTTAGGAATATAGTTAGCAAACTCTGTTCCATCATTCTCTGCAGCTTGAGTAATATCGTCTACAAGGTAAGAATAATTAGCCATAGTAAACTGCTACTGTTGCTGCTGATGTAGGCGCAGAAACTTTTACTGGTCCATACATTTTAACACCAAAGTCAGGAATCATAATATCACTTGCGTCTACTACAGAAGTACCCACAAATTTAATATTGTTTCCCTTTAAGTTTCCATACTCATCTGTTTGAGAACCAGTAATTACAAACGTACCAATACCAGAAAAGGTAACACCTTTGATTCGTGTATCTGCAACAGTTGTACTGGTTAATGAATCTAGCAATGCGCCAGAGCCTGTAACAAAAGCGTTACGTATATTTGAAGCCATAGAATTTCTCCGATTATTGTTAATTAGTTAGTTGTTATTCTATTCTATATATTATACACAAAAAAAGAGGGATATGAAATACCCCTCTTCTCTTTTTTAACTTTTTTAGTTTTTCAGTACTAGCCTGAAGAACCGTAGAAGCCACGCCAATCTGACCAGCCAAAGCTATAACGCTCACGAGCTTTAAAGCGAAGGTTACCTGTATCAAAATCGGGTTCCATTTTTGTCTGCAGTGGAGCACGTACAAACATCTTTGTACCATTAGGACAATCTGTCTTAATGAACCAAGCATCTGTATCTGTGAAACGTCTGTTGACAAAGAAACCACCCGGAATCAAACCTTGATTACGGATTGAGTTAATGTCATTAACATTTGTTGCACCGTTAGCTGCAGTTGTTGGGTTAACACCAATGGTTGTTGACATTGTGCTGTTCAGAATCTGGTCAGCAGTAAACGCCAAGTCTGAAGGTACATGCAAAGACTTAGCTTGCAAACCAATCAGAATACCACGGTCATCTTTTGCTTTTGAAATCTGGATAAGGCCAGACTCAAGAGCAGCTTCTGACAGGTCAGTTGCACCAAATGTATTTGATTGGTTACCTGCTGACATAGTTGGGTGTGAAGCTGAGAACATAGGCTGTCCATCGCCACCCACATATGATGTGCTGAAACCATTGTTAAATACATCAGCAGCTTTAACCTGCTTTGTATTAGCCATTGCACGAGCCAAGCCACGAGCACGAAGCTTTGCGAAGGTATCATAAAGATTATCTTCCATTGCTTCTTCTGTTACGGCAAATGCCAATGCAACAGTTTCGTGGGTGTAACGTGCTGTGTAGCTTTCTTGTGCATCGTCATAAGCAACAGCAGCACCTTCACCTTTAGTAGGTGCAGTACCGAAGCCTGTGAAAAGCACTTCTTCTTCAAATGCACGGTCTGAGTTCTCTGTCTCAAACAACGGTGCATGTTCGTCTGCAACTTCCCCATATTCCATTCCAAACACTGCGTTTAGGCCGGGGAGAAGTTCTTTAGAGATACTTGCTCTATTTATCGCCATTTTAAATTCTCCCTAATCTAGAATGCTGGGTCTGCACCAGAAGTAGGCGCAGTTACGATTGCATCGTGGAAGTTGTCAGTATGCTGAACCAAACGCACATTCAATTTTAGATATGCATTTTCTGCAGCATTTGCAACATCGTTACCCGGTTCATCTACAGGGTCAAGAGCACGAGCCATTGCAATTGTTGAGGTACGAGTTGCACCTGCAATGCCGTGACCAGACATACCTGTAAAGGTAGAACCAGTACCAAGTGTTACAGCAAAGTTCTGAGCACCGTACAGGTCACCTGCGGTTACAGAAGCATCTGCTTGTACCTCAAATACTGTACGGGCATCGTCAGCTACCAATGCATATGCATCTGTGGCTGATGTACCTGAAGGCCAGTACTTGCTAAATTTTTGTTCGCCATCTGCAACGTAACGACAGCCCATGAAAACGCCTTGAGCTACCTCAGTTACAGTGGTGATGACTTCCAAGTTTCCTGCATTAATACGGACCAAATCGCCTGTAAAAATGTTAGCGGCATAACCTGAAGCAATAGGGTATTCATTCTGACCCTGATTGTTTGGGTTGTTGCCACGTTTGCGGGAAGGACGGAAGCCAGACAACGCTAATGTTGAAGTCATTTTTAGTCTCCCTTTTTAAAAAGCACTACTAAATTCTTTATACCTAATCTTGAAAGTTAGGTGTACGTCCTCTAGTAACATTTGTTTTACTACTATTTCTAATTGGCATTCTTGTGTCACTCTGCCCCATAAGCTGTTGATTAACTGCATCAACCATCTCACGGCTTTGATTCTCAAAATATGCCTGACGATTTTGTGCTTTCTGAATTGGCATTTTTGCCAATGCTAAGTCTCCACGACAGACTGCACCCTTGTATCGCCCTTCATCCCTTACGAAGGAATTATGTTGTAACTCAGGAACTTCATCTACAGTTACAAACTGCCAACCCTCTTGAAACTTTTTGCCTACGTTTTTGTAGTCTTCTTGGTTTCGGGTTGTTACTCGTATCCAACGAAGTGTAAGGCCTTGATTTAAAAACCGTTCAGATACTGAGTCAGGAATTTCCAATAAGCTAGGCTCACGGTATTCCATGTCTTGTTCCCTTGTATTGAGTTCACGAGTCTCAACATTACGTTGTGTATTTGTGTTACGTGCCATTTAGTTTTCCTCCACGCTGTTAGTAAACTGAAGTATATTCACCGTCTGCTGTATCTACTTTTAGCTTCTCGGCTGCATACTGTTCCAAGGGTATACCCCACTTTTCTGCAAGACGTACATCTTCTTTTGTTAGACGTACCTTCTTACCTGACGAGGCTGATGAAGTGCGTGATGCTCCACCGACCACTTGGGCAGGAGTTGACGTTTCCTGCTCACGTTGCTCTTGAACCTCTCCACCAAAACGCTGCGGATATTTGCTGCGAAGGCGAGTGTCAATCTCTTTATAGAAGTCTTCGTCATTAGAATCGTAACCTTCTGATTTTAATTCTTGGTCAATCTCAAGAGCTAATGTTGTCATTACATTGTCTTGACCAAACCAAGGGTTACGTCCTGCCCACTCAACTGCCAACCTATCATACTCTGCTGATTGTTGTGCTGGTTGTCTTTGTGGCTGACGAACTTCTTCTTGTTCTTCAATCTGTGGTCTATATTGATTACGTGTAACATTAAGAGTTGTTGCATCACCTTGAGCTTTATTCAAGTTCTTTTGTGCAGCTACAATTCTATCTGTATCACCTGACTCAAGAGCTTGTTTATAAGCATCTTCAGCTAGTTCAATACGACTATTAATCTGTGCTTCAGCAGATTCAAAGTTCTTCTGTAGTGAAGTTTTAATCTCTTGCTGTTGAGCTTTTAATCTTTCCTCTAACTCTAGTTGGCGAGTCATCAGAGTTTCAATTTGTTCTTCACGTTCTTTCTTTTGACGAACTAATTGTCTTATCCGTTTTTGTGCTCCTGATTGAGGCTCTTCAGATACATCTGATTTACCCTCTGAGCTAGTGCTTTGTTGTTCAGCATATTCCCCAGTATTGACTGCGTTTGCATTTTGCTGTTGCTTCGTTTGTACGGCTTCCTCTTCGGAAGTACCTTCGGATAGTTCACTCTCAATTTCAAACTCAACTTTCTCTTCCTCATTCTCGGCATTGGAAGTGTTTACCGTTGTCCATTCTTCAGACATATATTTCTCCTTTTACGTCAGTTGCGACACTGTGACGAGTTACGCATTTGATACTATATTACAACAAGTAATAAAGTTATACAATACCTATGTATTAAATTAATTAGATAAATTATAAGTAGGGTCTAATTCTTTTGGGTCATCCACTATCATTGATATCTGGTCATCTAATAAAAGAATAAGCCTTACACCCTTGTAGAAAAACTTTTGACCTGAATGTTTACCATAACAGACATAATCACCTTCTTTACACCAAGGACCATTAGGATACCTATCATTATCTTTATATGCATCCTTACCTACTGCAAGTACTTTACCTACAGTTGTAAGATATGCAATATCATCTCTAGTAGAATCTGGAAGAATAATACCACCTTTAGTTTCCTGCTTTACAGAAACAGGACGAATTAGTAAGTGGTAACCCGGAATTACTGGAAGTACGTCTGGGTCTGGAACTTCTTCATTTGTATTCCACGCATCGTTAAGAATTGTTTTTTCCATAGCAACTGCTTGCATAATTAATCATCTCCATCGTCTTCATACATTACTTTGTTAACTATATTTTTAACTTCTGCTCTTGCCCATTCCAAACCTGAAATGCGACCTACAGAGTTCATATATGTATGATAGTCTGAAGCTGCGCCAGATGCAAGCGAATTTTTTATTAATTCAATTTCTTTATGTAATACTTTATCTATTTCTTCTATAAGCATTAAATAGCCTTTGGTTCGTAGTTATAGGGATTACGTTCTACTCTACCACCCGACTTAAACTTTTCTATTTGTCCTATTCCTTTAGAAAAAGAAGGTATAGCATCTACTTCAATATAGTCGTATAAAGGATGCATCTTACTTCCTACTTTAATTTCTCCTACTTTATTACCTAGTCTAATATCTCCTACAGTTGCAGGACGTAAATTAGGTTGAGGTACTTCTTCTTTAATTTCACCAGACTTTAATGTTCTGTTTACTTTTGTTGTCATTTTTTTCATATTGACAGGACCAACAAATTGCGTATCTAGTGTATAGTAATGTTTACCACTTTTAGGCTGTACTGCAACAATAGGATGGTCTAATAATCTTTCTTCGTTATTTACTATAACTTTAAATCTTCCCGGCTGTAAAAGATTAGTATTTATTTCTTTTCCTGTAGAACCAGTATTTTGTTTATAATTTTTTAACATATCTTCAATAGTTAAATTTTCAGAAAGTGTATTAGCTCTAGCTATAGTTTTATTTTGTGTTGGAGTACTAGGCAATCTTTCACTACTTTTTTTAAATGAAGTACGAGGACTAATAAAAAGATTTTCAAAAGTTTCATTTGATACATCAGTAGGTTTACCTTTACCCATCATAATGTAATTACCAAAATCTAAATCAAGTTCAATACCTGCTTTTTCTAAACCTTTTGCCATGCCTTCTTTATAATCACGCTTTGCTGGGTCAAAAAATCTACCGGGTGCTGGCATAATAGAGGCAGCTTCAGGAAACTTTTCTGTATCCATAGCACGTTTTATTCGAGGAGAAAGAGTTTCTTCCACACTTTCTTCCATCCTCATAATAGGCTTGTCTTCAGGAACAAAAGTTTTTGCTCCTTTTCTACCTACAGTTTTAACTGGTGTTACAAATTCTTTTAATAATGTTTTGGCAACTCCTGCTAACCCTGACATTACTTAGCTCCCTTTGTATCTGAAATCATTTTACTAATGACATCAATTGCTTTTGCAGCTTCTGAGCTTTCAAGATTATCTTCATGCTTAACCATGTCTGCAAGAAGTTCTACTGCCTTAATTGCTGCCTTGGCATTTCTGTCTTTTTCTTTTTCGTCTGCTTTTAGTGTACCTTCTGCACCAATCTTATATGCATCAAGTGCCAGCTTCTGTTCTTTCAAGTCAAGGTCACGGTTCTTTAGAGCACCCTCAGTTGCTTCTTTAGCAAGCTGTGCCTGTACCTTTTCCTGTTCAATCTGAAGACGTTGTGCTTCCATCTGAACCATTGCCTGTTCAGGTGATGGACCTTTCTGTGCAGCAGCCATGTTTGCTTGTGTTACCTGCTGTGCAGCCGCCATCATTACCTGCTCAATTACTTGAGGGTTCTGAGCATTAGGGTCACCTGCTGGAGCTTCTGCCATCATTTGACGTGTCAGACCATTTACTTGCTCTTCATACTTCATAACTACATGTTCTTGTATGTTAGCTTGTAAGATAGGTGCTACACGTTGCATAATTGGATTTGCACCATTAGCAGGGTCTTGTAGGAACATACTCTTAATCTGAATATGTGCATCATGGTTCTGACCTGCAAAGGCTTTAATTGGCAGACCTTTAGTTGCTGCTTCAATATCTGTTACAGGGTCAAGTGCCTGTGCCTGTGGTTTTTCTGGAAGTATCTTATCCAAGTTAGGAATGTTTGCCGCATTAAGTAAAGTACGGTTAAGTTCTTCCATGTTAAACATTCCGGGAGGAGATTGCTGTGCTTGCTGCATAACCATCTGTGCCATCATCAGCCTGTGTGCCGAAGAAGGAATGTTAGGGTCAGAGACAGGCAAGACATCCACACGACCATCAAAGTCACGCTTAAATATTTCCTCACTTACACCGGGTACGTCATAAGGATATTTTGGTGGTAAGCTTTCATAGTTAATACGTGCAAGAATTTTAAACTCGTCACGTTGTGATTTGTGAAGTCGTTTATGGATTGCACTAAAGAATTTACTTGATGCTTCAAGTAAGGCCATAGTTGTGCCTACAGGACCATAGTTAGAACCTTCTGTAATAACTTGTTCTGTAGTGTCTGCAAACTTTTGACCTGCTCCTGCGACAAACTGAAGCATCTGGAATAATGTGCCTGACGGTTCTTTGTAAGGCAAAGGTACAATAGAACGTGTTAAGTCCATACCTGTTGCTTCTACTTCTTTAAATTCACCCGGAGCAATTGGGTCATTGTCACCTACAATACGTACACCTTTTGCTTTGAAGCCACCGGGCAAGTTAGCAAACTGTCCTGCATCAATAAGATTACGCATAGCTGCAGTGGCAGACATTGTAAGGTTACCAAGGAAGTGAATAAGTCCTAGACCATAGAAACCAAATCCCGGAACAAAACGATAATGTGTAAAGAACATTTTCTTTTCTTTGTTCTTATCGTCTTCATTCCAGTTTCTACGTATAGACAATACTTTACGTGTTGACTCTTCAATGGTTACAATATAAGGACACTCATAACCATGTCCTTCAATATCAAGATAACAATGCTGTTCAAGAAGAACATACTGCATATCTGTATCAGAAGAAGGAGACAAGCCAAGTACTGTGTCCATCTTTTGTGTAAGTTCTGACTGCTGTGGAATATATGCATCTGGTAAGTCCATTTCTGCATACATGCCTGAGTACATTGCATTGGCAATCTCACGAGGGCTACGATATAATACATGAGTATATCTGTCTGCCCGTCTTAGGTCTGTTGCATAGTAAGACACATAGAACTGGTCAATAGGTACAAACTCACTGACAGGGCGTTCTACTGAACCATCATAATAAATCTTTTTGAATGAGCTACCAATAAGTGGTAAATGGAACAACATACGTTCAAACTCGTCAAAGTATTCAGGCATCATATCAGTTAGCTGATAGTTCATAAAGTTCTGAACACGGTTTGCTTGACGTTGTTTTTCAACCGTAGCATCACCAAGAACCTGAGCTTTAACTGGGCCACTGGAAGGAAATAGTTCTTGGGATGCACGGCTCTGGAATTTAACTGCAGACTCAATGAGTAGTGGGTGGACAGCAGTTGCCGCACCTTCAAAAGGTTCTGTAGTTTCTTCCAGTTTCAAACCAAGCAGGTCAAAGCCTCGTTCAAACATGGATTCCCATTCTGCCCGTGACTCTTTGTCTGCTTCGTATTTTTCGTATACTTCTTCACCAATGCGAATAAGCTCGTCTTCTTCGATTTGCTCTGCAAGGTTAGTATAAAATTCGTCTTCAATATTAAATTCTACAATGTTATCTACATCGGTCAAATCAAACTCAGTTTCAAATTCTACTTCTAAGTCTCCTGTTTCAGGGTCTACTTCAAAGTTTACACCCGGAAAGTCTAATTCTTCTTGATTTTCTATATTTAGTTGAATAACATTTTCTTTAGAAATAGGGTCATTTGGATTTTTTTCTATAGCCATTATCTTTCCTTCTTAGTTAGCTCCAGTTAATTGTTATTATATACTTATGTTCTCCAATATGCAACCCTTCTTTTTGTTCTTGGACCATCTTCCCAATCAGGGTCTTCTGGGTGTATCAAGTTCCAACTGTCTCTCATGTAATGAACTGCCATTGTTAGACAGTCTACTTGGTCATCATGTGCTCCATTAGGGAAAGACATACATTCTGCAAACAAATCATCTGCCCATGTTCTTCCTTCTGGTAACCACACACGTCCTGCTTCCATTAGAGCAGTTGCTGCAAAGACACGAGCTACCTTATCACGGTCAGGTAAATAGTCCAATACAGGTAGTCCTGCTCTTCTCATGTCTTGGATAAGAGATTGACCAGAAGCTTTCTTTTCTATTATACATACATCTGGTCTAAACTCTGCAAATAATTCTTGTGCTTTACGTCTTAGTTCTGGGTATTCAAATCTACCTCTTATATTACCTAATAGTATTAGATTAGAAGTTATTTGTTCTGTACCATACTCATCTTCTTCAAAGGAGTTAAATATCCCCCATGTTTGTATTACACTATAGTCAGCAGTTCTTGCAGTACTAAAAGCTGTATCATATGTCTGTATTATAAAGTCACATGGTGGTGGTTCGTCATATTCCCACCACTTTAACCATTTCTTTTTAATAATACCACCGTCATCAGGTGAGGGGTCTTGCATATACAAAGAGTTCCAATATCTACTACCATTGGAACTTCTTATTTCCATTTCGTCAATCTTTAACAATTCATCTGGCTTCCACTCAGGAAAGTAAGACGTACCTTCTGGTAGACCAAGAAGCTCTGCTGCGTCTTTATTCAGCCATGCAGGTATACTAATTACTTCCCAAGGGTTTGGCGTTTCTTCTGCGTTTTGCTCTTGCTTCAAAAGCCAACCACACAAATCGTCATAGTGATATCTTGTATTAATAATAATGATTGCACCATTAGGCATAATACGAGTACGTAGACCTGCAGGATACCACTCCTTGATATAACGTCTACCTGCTTCACTAAAACTGTCTTCTTCTGACATCACGTCATCGAGCAAGGCTACGTGAGCACCCCGACCTGCAACCTGACTTCTTACACCTGCTGCATAGTAAGAACCGTTTTTATTTGTCTTCCACTTACCTGCTGCCTTCACATCACTTCTTAGAGATATACCACGGAATATCTTTTGAAACCTGTCCGTATTTACAATGTCTCGTACAGTTCTACCAAAGTCACTTGCAAGCTGGTCACTGTGGGAGACAGACATAATCTCATGGTGACCAAAGTTACCAATGTACCATGCAGGAAACAGCTTACTTGCCACCACAGACTTAGAAGAACGAGGGGGTAGAAATATCATAAGTCTTTTTGTACTACCATCTATAACACCCTGTAGCTTTTCACATAGTAGTTCAATATGCCTACCCATCTTAAAGTCAGAGACAATTGTAGGTGCAAATATCTTTACAAAGGTAAGGAAGTCATCCTTTGCCTTCATGTTTGCATAATGCGTCAGCTTCTCTCTTAAATCAAGAGACAAGGAAATATTATTTATTTCTTCTGGTGTCTTACCTTCTACTTCGTCTAGCATTAAGTAGACTCTCCTTCTACTGCTATACAACTTGACTGTTTAAACTCTAACTTCATATTATGTTCATTCCATAGTTTTACTAAGTTATATTCCATTTCTTCTAGTCTTGTAAAACATCTACCCTGAGAGCTATATGGCCCATAGGTATCAGATATCTGCATACAAGCATCTGGACTATTTAGTACACATGCAATTATCATTGCTTTAAACATTTTAATTTCCTTCCAAACTGTTGCAAAAATGTCACAGTCATATAAAAAAATAAATTAGCCCTATTGCGAAATCTGTAAAGATATGTTATTTTCTATTTAGACCCACCGGGGTAAATATATACCCCCAGAAGACACCCGACACACCTACCAATATTACTCATATATAATTATAACTGTAATCTAATTCTACTATATTATATATTATAATACTTCTTTTGTCAAATATTTTATATATACTAATTAGCCCCCAGCCCTACCTATGAAATACCCTTTGTTTTTTGAAAATTTATGTTAGGGGTATATTATATATATAATAGTAAGACAGTTTTTTGTGTGGGGGTTCTATGTATACTTGCTAGGATTGCACAAAAAATAGGCATAACATCCTTTTTCTACCATAGATTGCACAACCATAAGTAGTGTTGCAAAAATGTCACACTAGTTTTTCCCAGATTTGCTAAGATTCTGCACAATTATTAGGCAGTTAGTGTGTATAGTGTGACATAAATACCACACCCCCCTCCCCATGTCTTTACACCAATAGGTTGTATTCATTAGATATTATCCAGTT